ATGGACCGACAGATGGAGTACGCCGCCCGCTGGGCAGCAGATAATGAGATGGAACTCGATGCGTCCCTTTCACTGCGTGACGAGGGGCTGTCTGCCTACCACCAGCGGCATGTCAAACAAGGCGCCCTGGGGGTTTTCCTCCGTGCGGTCGAGGATGGCCAGGTGCCGGCCGGTTCCGTATTAATCGTCGAGGGGCTCGACCGCCTCAGCCGCGCCGAACCGATCCAGGCTCAGGCACAGCTGGCGCAAATCGTGAACGCTGGTATCACGGTGGTCACAGCAAGCGATGGCCGTCAATATAACCGCGAGCGGTTGAAAGCGCAGCCTATGGACCTCGTATACAGCCTGCTGGTGATGATCCGAGCGCACGAGGAGTCCGACACGAAAAGCAAGCGCGTCAAGGCCGCAATCCGACGCCTGTGCCAGGGCTGGATTGCCGGCACCTGGCGAGCGCCGATCCGGGTCGGGAAGGATCCGCAGTGGGTTCGAGAAGTGGGCGGGAAATTCGAACTTATCCCGGAGCGGGCCGCCGCAATTCGGTTGGTTGTCGACATGTATAAAATGGGACATGGAGCCGTCTATACACTACGCCACCTTCACGGCCGCGGGTTGGCAATCACCGATGCCGGCCTACCTGGCGCCTCACAGCTCTACAAACTCCTCGCAAATCCAATGTTGATCGGGCAGAAGACGGTCAAGCTCGACGGCGAATACTTCAGGTTGGGGGACTATTACCCCGCTGTCCTAACTCCGGCCGAATTCGCAGATCTCCGCAATCTAGCCGCACAACGCGGCCGCCGGAAAGGAAAAGGCGATATCCCAGGTCTAGTGACCGGTTTAGGTATCGCTTACTGCGGGTACTGTGGCGCGGCGATCGTGGCTCAAAACATCATGGGACGCCGGCGCATGGCCAACGGCCTTCCCTACCCTGGCCACCGGCGGCTGCACTGCGTCACTTACAGTTCCAGCGCGGGTTGCAAGGTCAGCGGCAGTTGCAGCGTCGCGCCGGTCGAACACGCACTGATGCTTTACTGCTCCGATCAGATGAACCTCACGCGGCTACTGGAGGGCGACAACGGTGTGAACGCGCTCAGCGCCGAATTGGCGCACACGCGTGCCGCAGTCGCGGATCTGGAGCGCCAGATCAACCGCGTAACCAATGTACTGATTACTGACGAAGGGCAGACCCCCATCACATTGCTGAAGAAGTTGCGCGACATGGAGGCGGATCTGGAGCGTAAGCGCGACCGCAGTGACGCGCTCGAGCATCAGGCACATGCTTTGGCGATCATCGAAGCACCGGCTGCCGCGGATGCCTGGTCAGCCCTCGTGCGCGGAGTTAAGGAACTTGATTATGACGCGCGAATGCAAGCGCGCCAGTTGGTGGCCGACACATTTTCACGTATTGTGATCTATCAGTCAGGGTTCCGACCAGACTCAGATGACGCGTCAATTGGCATAATTCTCGTCGGCAAACGTGGAAATACGCGCATGCTGAACGTAGATCGCCAAACAGGAGAATGGAGGACCGCTGAAGACTTCATTCAACTTGATAAGACTTTCGCTCAAATATTTCACCAAGCACACAGACCACATAAATGCGCACAACCATAAAACTTCTCACGAAGATACCAAACATTATATCCCGCGCCGGCTCGGCATTTGAAAAACTTTGCGAAGACACTAACACAATAAAAGCAATCTTTGATTATTTTAAAAATTTAGCAACAACCTTCGCAATACTTGCCGCCGCCATATGGCAACTCCATCACAGCACTGCCGACCACCAATTTCGAAAATTCACAGGACCGCTTCTCGCAACAGTATCCACATTCTTACTAATAATATTGAATTTAAATTCAATACATCAAATCAATAAATCAAAAACAAAATTTAGTCATTTAATATTCGGATTCCTTTTAATCTCAGGACTAGCAATATTTGCCACTGGCTTTGGCGAGTACGTCACGGCAGCCAAGTAGCAATTCACTCAGTACATTACCGCCCCCACAACAGGATTCTTATAAAATCATGCATAAAAGTCACGCGACGAAGCCACAACGTATCGACATACATAGAGACTTCCTTGCCAACCTCAAAGATCACGAAATCTACAGCCTTATACTACTGGGGCACATAAATAATGAAATAACAACCTTAATGCGCACAATGGAACTTACCTTCCCCAAGAACGAACAGACAATGATTGAAAAATCAGGATCCTTCCATCTCATCCAATTTTTTGCCAAGCTTTTATGCGGGAAAATATTTGAAGCAAATGAAAAAATATACCAAAAACACGTTCAAGATTTTATAAAAAAATGGTGCGTACCGTACGATGCACAAAAAATCATCGAATCCCTCAGCCTCGATTTCAAGAAAACATTTAAATCAAGCAAATGGCTGACAAAGGCTCGCAATAGACATGCAATGCATTACCCAAAACTTGAAGAATGGACAGAGGCAATTCAATATACCAAAACCCAGAACTTCGACATCATCGTCGGCAGCAGTCAGAATGAAATTCTTTTCAGAACAGCTGATGTCGCAGCATTTTTGGCTTTTTCATTAGACGTGGACAACACCGACGCGCTCATTGGAATTAAAAGAATGGCATCTGAAATCGGACCACTAGCACTAAGTCTGTCAAAATTTACAGCCCAATGCCTCAAAGGATTTATTCAAGCAAGCAACAGCGCCAACCCTAAGAAGAAATATGCAAAACACAAAGAAGGCAAATCATTCAAAACAATCAACTTCGATGACTTCGAAATTCCATATTTCTTTAATTTTAACCCGAAATCCAGCCAAACGCCAAAAACATAAATCACCACATCAAAACGAAATCGATTACCCATTAGTCCGATCCAGCGCTTTTTTTATTATGCAGCTTTCCGTACTGCTCATCAATTGTTTTTCTAGCAGCCTCCTTAGCAATTTGCTCCTGTACGATCTGAGCAGGAAACAAAGTCATAAACACAATAACAACCTGCCAAATAGTAAGAACTGAAAGTATCACGAACGAAACACCTCTCGCGATTTCAACATGAGGCCGCACAGCTGGAATTTCTTTGACTATAGGCGCGCATATACCGAGCAGCAGTAGCAAAGCAAGAATAACAGTCGAATGAACAGCAGGAGTAAGCAACAACCCTAAATTTCCATTACCCCCGCCGCCCTTCCCACCACCACCACGAAAGGAAACTTTTAACCGCTCCGGATAAATAATAGCCAACCATGCCCCAATGACAGCAAATATTATAGATGCCGTTGTCCGAAGCGCCTCATACAAGGGCCATTGTTTTTCGAACGGAATATGACGCCCATAATAATAGCCTGCCACGCATATCACCAGAGCTAGAGCAATGGCAAAAATACGAAATATTATTACGAGTGCCTTATACATCATTCTAATATCGCCAAGATACGACGCCTATTGTCATTGAGAGACCCAGCCAACGCCTCAAGATCCACTACCTCTTCATTCGTGCGCTCAACAGGAATCGAAAAGCTATCGCTTGCCAAGGCTCGGCGAAGCCAATACTCTTTCGTTCCTTCACCTTGAAATTTAAAACCAACATCGTCCCACATACGCCGCTCCTCATTTTCGTCTTCTCTTGCGAAAATTTCTCGAAGTTCCGCCACAGTAGGTTGGTATTCCATTTCAATGAAAACCGATTTATCAGCAACCACAGGATGATTATCAGCACGCACCCCTCGAAAGAAACTAACTATTCCCTCCCACTGAGAACGTTGCACCTGATTTTCAACAGTTAAGTGACCACGCCTCATGACACGCTTAATTCTCGCCGCGTTATCCAAAATATACTGCCTTTGACCATCTTTTACAAAAGCAATAGTTTTAAATTTTGGATATCGCACCCCCCTAATATTCAATCCATCTTCCGCATACCCTACAATTACATTTTCACCCAACTCATTTTGTCCATTCACTACATATTGAGATTCGCGTGCTAAAAATCGCTCGACGTAGGCCCGCATTCCAGGTTGCCCAGAAATATTATGAACAAAACGTACACTAGCGATAAGATTCCTTTGTGGAATCACCCAAAAGTACGTAGCAAATCCAGGAATACTATTTTCCGCAATTTCATTAATATGCACCTCGGGCGCACCTACAGGTGAGTCACGTGACACAGATGCTACCCCCCCCTGATGCGCGGGGACTTCATTCCAGGTCGCAAATACCCACTCATTCCCGCGTTGAACAATACCAGCGAGGTACACTGGCAATATCTCATCATTTGCCCCGCCTGCGTCGAACAACTTCGTCAATGACAGTGGCATGCCAGCAGACCAATTTCGTAGTTGCGCAAACGTGTCCGCAACTCCACCAAAACTCGCCTGCGCGCCACCCCAGGCATAAAAACCGCACTTTTCTATCTTGTAAAAAGTAATTTTTACTGTTTCGTTAGGCATTATTATTCCCCGGTAACTCTTACGAGTATGCCGGAAAAAAGAACTACCTGTCACCTCGACATAGTACTGTGTATTTATACAGTTGTCACTCCGCTTCACTGAGCGGTGTCAGTCAAGATAAGGGAAGGCTCCGTTCTGCAACATGGTTAAAGCTGCAGTGTTGCACGAGTGGCTTTGGTGGCTGCGCCATGCGGTCACTCACGCTCCCTAGACGCAGGATTACGACAGATTGTTTCTTGCACCGGGCTCGTGCACGCGCATCATCACTTCGTGCCCATCAGTGTTCACGGTTAGCATCGCCATGGCGATCGATTACTGGCCATCCGGCTCGCGATCGTAGAGCGAGCCAAGCAACGACAGTAGTTGGCTGAGTTCCTTCGACTCGTTAAGTGCGCGGTAGCGCATCTGCCCCGACGGTTCCCAATTTTTCGCCTTGACGGCACACGCTTATCTCGAAATATACTGTATGAAATTACAGGTATTCGTACCCATGGTTCTCCCGCCCTTTGACCCACCACAGCTTGCCGACCTAGAACGCATCTGGCGCCGGTGCAGCTATGACGACGTGCATGTGCTGATCTTCGAGGTTCTGCATCAGCGCGTGACTTTTCGTGAACTCACTGCGCTTGGGCGCGATGCAACTCGCCTTCTCGGTGCCGAGGGCGAGTCATGCCGTCCGCTTCGAAAGATGAATAGGCAGCTATTTTTTGAGATGGAACGAGGAGGCTCGCTCCTCAATCGCCACGACCCGATCGCACCATTTTCGGACAATTGGCTTGCGCGAGACGCCGTGCGCCGCAATCTATACAGCTCACCTTCCGAACCTGACCCAGGCACTGTCAAAGTTCACCAGTTGCCCGAGTTCATGCGCGTCACATGGTGCCAGCTGCGAGCAGCATGGCACGACATCGGACGGCGGCCTCCCTACGAGCAATCCGTGGAGCAGCGCCTTGTCTTAGAGACAGTGCTTACGCGTCGCATCTTCCGGAGAGCACTCAAGCTTGCGCGCGCTGCCGAAGCAACATGCCCTCAGTCGCCCGAGTTGAAGCTACTCCGGTAAATGCTAGAGATCGAAGTATCTGATCATGGTTAGAGATGCAGCAAGCCTTCGTGCTCCGCCAGCTGCGTCCTCCTTGCCATCCTTCTGCAAACCTCACACGCTTGTCATTCCGTGATGGCGTCAGCCGCATCTTTCAGCTTCGCTTGCACATACTGAACGTGCTGCGGTTCCTCTCGGAAGCCCAGCGAGATGATGCCGACCCAGCCGTCTTGGCGAAATGGCGCTCGTGCGGCGCAAACCCAGGCGACACCTTGCCCTTGCAAAAATTCTCCAGCGATCGTTCGAGGACGATAGTCCCGACAAACTACCTCCCCCGCCATCATGCGAGCGGTGTCGTCGAGCGCCTCATGCTCGCCGACAGGCCATAGGACATCGCCCACGCCATCAAATGTCCGCTCACGCCCGCTCGACAGCCGCATGTACACCACACGACGCTGATTGGCGAATACAGAATGAACAACGATCGATGAAGAGCCCGTCAGGCGCAACAATTCGCTCGCCTCTGCATCGATCTCTGCGTCGCTTTTCAGGACAAAGCGTGCGCACTTGCCAATCTCGCTCGCAATGGCACGCCATTCTCCGGAATAGAAAAGCCATCCCAGAATTAGCACCACGAGCAAGATCACGAGGCGTGCGAGGCCGCCCCATGATTTCAATTGCCTGTTGATGATCCCCAGAAGATAACCGCGCACGCCGCTGGCTGATTCCGGTCGACCTACCTCGTAGTCCTTTTTATTCATCACAGGCCTGTTGAATAGCGCGTCGCACCGGGGCCGAAGTGAGCAGTCAGCACCTGGTGTCGAGGTTTCTTACCGGCCGCAGCCAAGCCGATATGAACCCACGTTCCCTCCTGGATCAGTTGATCAAACTCGATCCGGGCCGCGGCAAGCCGCTTGCAGATGTCGAACGGCGATCCGAATCCTGGGCAGATAAAGTCAGCGGCTAGCCCCTGGCCATGAGCACTGTTCGTGGCGCCACCCACCGCGCGGTTCAATGCATGGCAGCGATACCCCGACGATATGAGCACCGGCTTGTCGCCAAGTTCTGCCCGCACTTTTTCCAGCAACTGCGCCGTTCGAGTGAGGTTCACAAGGGTTTCCGACGAGGGTGTGTTGTCGATGCTGCGGCGGGCTGCGGTTTCACTTTGCGTTAGCTCCGACAGTGTGAAGTGGTCCGTCAGCTTCATCAGCTCCTCCATACGAAAGCAGCCGCATATGGCTGCCGTAAACGAAAAAACCGCACTGAGGCGGTCATATAAAAACTCTATGTAGCGGCTAAAAAGCAATGAAATCGATCAGGCGTCCATCGGTGGCTTCGGCCACTCCACGCTCAATGGAAAGCCGGCCTGATCAGTGACATCGCGCAATTTTTGGCGATACTCGGCCCAATGTGCGGCCTTATCGCGTGCGCTTGCTGGTGTATCAGGGGGAATCGTAGTGCGGTGATCGGAGTCTCGCAGACAGGCATCGCGCTGCTCTCGAATGACAACCGCTCGAAATTTTTCCTCGTTGGCAGCAAACTTCTCATGGATGAGCTCGTCATCCGGCTGCGGTTCGGGACGCCTCCATGCAGCGATCCATGGAAGACCCGTAAGCTCTCCCGTTGATGGGTCGAGAGATTGGCCTACGAGGAAATCAACGCCGTGTAAAGCGCCTGGGTACAGCTCTTTGATCGTCGCGATCATGTGATTATGCGAGTAAACGTCAGGCATACCCCTCCTTATTGGTTTCGCAGAACAACGGCGCGGAAGTAGCAACGCGTATTACCTGCTTCCTTGCGCATCCCTATCAATACCCACGGAGCTGGTAGGTCGAGCCAGTGGGCGCCGACGTCGATACCAATATCCATAATGCCCCACTCCGCAATACCCGAATCCCACTGCACGCGTACGCCCGCACCAGCCTTGCCATTGATGTTTGCCCACAAGTCATCGATCTCAACATTCAGTTTCCGGCCGCGCCACACAAGGTTGAGATTCCCATTTGTCTCGAGAATCAGCTGTCCGCGCAAAAAAACGCTACCCCAGTCATCAACACGCCAGGTCACTGCGGTGTAGTCCGAGTTGATTGCCTCAATACCTCCATCGTCGCTAGCGCGTAGGTATGCGCTAACGTTCTGCCCTTCGCGTTGATTCCTCAATGCGATATCGGCTTGCCATCCCTCTCGACTGAACGTGACCCGATCAGTAATTACTCCCCCCTCTCGGCCAAGCTTCGTGCTGGGATCGAAATTCGCATCCGTCCAGAGTCTGCCAACGTTGCTACCGTCGAGCGCAAGCCATGCCGCACTTCTTTCGGGGTCCGTCGTGAACACGTAGCGGGCGGCCTCGCCATAAACGGCGTATCCCTTCACCCATTCTTGGGTCGCGTAGGTGCCAAGGTCATCCTCTGGTACATACTTCTCCAGCCGCTTCGCAAGTAGCTCTGTGTTCACTACACGCTGGGAGCAATCGTCTTCAGTGGCGGTTGGAGCGCACGGGGCTCCCCAGTGTCCCGGAGACCCATCCGGCGCACGGTTTTCGTTCTCAACGTTGGAGCGATACATGACGCCGTTGTACTGCACTATCGCACCTTCGGGATAGGTTTCCGTCGCAGACCACTCAGGCACCCCATTTTGCAAAAAGTAACGAATCGCGCGGTCAACCCGTCGGCCGAGCCAGTTAAACCACTCCATCGGGGGCTTGCCGCCGGTGGTATCCACCGTAACGCCCCACCCTCGCTCAACATTAGGAAAATCTTCAACTTCGCCCGCCTTCGCTTCCTCAGCAAAAACACGTTCATCGGGTCTCGAAAAGAACTTCATCGCAAAATCCTCGTGAAAGCACCGTCATCGAACCCGAACGTTCCAGGCTGGCCAGCAAAGCCAAACGGTCGATCGGTTAAGACGAGATACAACGCGACACGCACGCCCGCAGGCCGCGGCAACAGATCCAGTTGTCGGATGGCGTAGACGAGAAACGACGTGACCACCGACTCGTTGACCAGGATAGAGATCGACATGTCATAGCCATCGGACACGTCGACCTGTCCGTCGAAAATGAGATCCAGAGCGTCCAGCATCTCTGGAATCGAGCCGACCATGTAGTTTTTTGCGATTCGGCAGCGAATCAGGAAGCGGTAATCCTCGTCGTCGACCTCGACGGAATCTCGCAACGGATAACCGCTGCGATAGAAACGCGAGCCCCCTATACCCATGGCTCGAAACGCCCCACCACCCTGGCGATGGAAGCCGAAGTAGTCACGTTCGACCAAGTCGCTCAAGCGACGTGACTGTCCGACGTGATTACCAACCAAGTCGAGATTGACCCCATGTGCCGTATCAACGTCGAGAGCATTCGGTAGCTGCGCGATGCCCTCCCAAGCCCGCGCAAGCTCCGAGGCCAACAGCTTGGCAGTTGCAACCGCTCTAGGCTTTCCCTTGTACTGCCAGATCAGCAGACGGTCGTAGCTCATAGCGGAATAATCTCGATGTTTTCTGGCAAGAGCCGCGCTCGTTGCCTCGGCCCTACAACGAGATGATCTGAAGCTAAGACGCCGTCAACTTCGCCGATAGAGAATTTCTCGATCGAGAACCCAGGAGCGGTGTTCACCGGCGAATATAGTCGCGACACCGACACGGCCTGGCCGATCCCGAATCGATACGCCGACAACGCACTACGAACGGCGTCTTCATCGATTGCCTGGAAACCACGATCTCGCTTCAGCTCCAGATAGGCACGGCAATCAACGATCTGGGGCCGGTCAAATCGCATGACACGCTTGCGCCCCTTACGATCGCGAACTACCCGTTCGATCTCTCCGAGCATGCCGGTTCCGGATGGCTTGTTCTGGAAGATGATCTGAGCAATCGCGTCGTCATCGCCACCATCGACAACGACGTTGATGCTATGCGCCGGCAGGCCGTTTCCATCGGCAGCATCGGTCCAATTTTCAAGGCAGACAATCTCGCGCACGTCCGCCAGATCCCCAATCTTTGCCTCAATCGCTTCTACTGAATTTTGTGCCGTGCGCGCTCTCGATCGTGCAAAACGAGTACGCAATTCCGGATCGAGTTCTTCGAGTTCACCCGGCTCGGCAGCCGTGAAAGTCGTCGCTGCGCTCCAGCCGTTCACGATTGTCTCGATGCGAAGCGACGTGCCGATCGGGTTCGAATAGCTACCGCGCTCCTCGCTGCGGAAGTCGCCGCGTCCCGAGCCGGCGTCGTTCAGCGTCACGTCGGCCATTAACTGCCACCGCACGCGCTGCGGATCAGACACGACAGCGCCGGCCGGGATGACGCGGTGTGGCGTGCCCTGGAGAATCACGCTCGGCATACGGCTGTACTTCGCACCGCGTCGCTTGAGCCCCGCGAACGCAACGCGTTGCTCCAACCACTTCCCGCCAGCGTAGTCTGGATCCATCGCCCGGTAGATCGTCGCACCGAGCTCGTTGATGTCGGCCAGCCCTTGGGCGAACAGGCCGATAGCCTGGCCGTCCGGGCTGTCCGAGCTCAGGTCGATGTCGTCACCGTAGATGACCCGAAAGCCCGCTTCCAGACGGCCGAGAATGGCGTCTAGCCGCTCGGCGATGTAGCCCTGCGGTGTGAGTTGCCCCATGAATTGCCCTGCGTAAGAGATGCGCGCCGCGCGCAGTGATCAAACGCCGATCGGCGCGCTGAAGTCGAATTCGTTGCCGTAGCGGTCGCGAAGCGTGGTCGAAACCGTCATGCGCCGCGTCTGGCCGTCGACGGCAATATCGAACGCGAGGATGCGCTCCACGCCCTCGGTGCCGAGGATCTGCCGCTTGATGTCGCTTTCGAGCCGACCGCGCTCGTTGCCGCGCTCCATGCGCTCAATCCACGGGATGCCGTGATCTAGATCGAGAAACCAGTCGCCGCGGAATGAGCGCAACCGTGTCGCGACGCGCTGCGCCACGGATTCGGAGCGATCGGCGTAATCGGCCCGGCCTCGCCCGAAGGTCCAATCGCCACCGGTGTCGAGTCGTCTTACCCTCATCCTTGCGGCCCTCCCGTATCACCGCCCGTCGAATCACGATGGTGGTGCCTGTCCACCGTGACGCCGTTCGATTCGATCGTCCCGCAGCGGTGGATGATGTCGCCCATGATCGTGGTACCAGTATTACCGCCCTGGCCAGCCATGCCGGCCTGGTACGTCAACAACTGCTCGAAGACCACCGGGCATTTCACCGTCAGCAGCGCGCCGTCAATCTCGAGGGCGCCAGCGGCATCCATGCGAAACCTCGCCGGGCCGTCGATCTGCCGCAGGACCAACGCGGCCGCGTCGAAGTCGCCGGGCAGGTTCGGCAGCGAGCGTACGCCGGGCGTGAACATGGCGTCCGACAGGTCATGCATGCGCAGATCCAGCGGCGGCCCGTTTCGGCCAGAAACGAACCAGCCGTCAATGCAACGATCGCTGATCGTGACTTGCCCCTCATCACCGCGCACCAGGGGCCACTCGATCACGAAGCCGCCCCCGGTCGGGAACGACACCGGCACATCAACCAACAGCGGCAGCTCGGCGCTGCTGCCATCGGCGAGCTGCGCGTCGATCGCCGGCCGCACCGTCACCGTGCGCGTACCGGGATCGAACGACTCGACGATCCCCGGAAACGCCGTGCGTAGCTTCAGCAGCTCGCCGCGCATCTCGTTGGCGCGAGCGAGCTCGCCCGAGGGCATGTCCTCATCAAATGCCCCCATCACTGCCTCCCGCTACCTTCTTCGTTTTGCCCGTGCTGGCCTTCGGCTTCTCGACCTTCTGGAACTGCCCGCCACGCACCACCAGATCGCAGAACCAGTCCGGTGTATGCGTGTCGCCGACGTACTTTGCCTGCACCACCTTGTAATCTCCGTTGTAGGCCTCGATCATCGATTCGATGCGCACCAGAGCGCCGACCCGAATCGCTGGGTTGAGCAAGCACTTCACCTCTAGCCCCTTGTCGGATACCTTCGGGCTATCGATCATCCCGCTATCCTGCGAGAGCACAAAGCCCTCGCCAGGCAACACCTTGTCGGGCGGCAGCACGATCAGCTCGCCGTCCTGAATCGACCAATCGGCACCGCTGTTGCGCGCGACGTTGCCCACCACGTCACGAGCGTTGCCCATTAGCACCTTGCCTCGCGGCAGCGTGCGGGCGCTGGCCAGGTCGGCGATGCCCGCCCTCGTGCGCGTCATTGACTTCGTCGCCTCGGCTAGCACATCGGCATCCGTGGCGCCGGCCTGCAACGTGGTCCAGACTCGAGCGCCAGCGTAGTCGATGCTGCCGTCGCCGCATTCGAATTCGGTGACCCAGTCTGCCTTGTCCCGCTTCGTAGACGGCTTCACGATGTCCCCCTGATACAGCAGACGTAGCTCGTTGTAGCCGACCGACAGCCGGGCGAGATTGAACCGCTTCGAAACGAGCAAGTTCATGTGGTCGCGGTTGAGGTTGTAGATGGAGAGCTTCGCCGGGTTGGGCTTCTCGTCCAGGCTCTTGACGATCTCGAACTTGATACGCAGGGTCTCGATCGCGATCGACTCCGAGCGGTTGCCGATCTCCAAGAGCCACAGACGACCGAATTGCATCGTCACGGGTCCGCCTCAATTTTCAGTCCAACATACAGCGCGAAGCGCTCGCCCAGGTCGCCACCCCCGATTGGGTCCAGGCCCACGCCGCTCAGGTCTTCGAGCCAGAGGAAAAAATCCGCCGCGTCGCGCCAGAAAATCGGCGGGCCGAGCACCAACGGCACCGCCTGCGCGATCACCGTTTCCGTGTCCCGATCCAGGGCGTCCACCTCCCAGTGGTCGCCGACCGAGTTGTATCGGAGGGTCAGCGCGAGAGCACTGCCATTGCCTGGATCAATAGTCATCTCCTGCAACGGCGTCGAGTCGATCGGTAGTCGGAACATCATGCCCCCATCACATAGCCGAGAATCTGCCGTACCGCAGACCGCTTTTCAGGTGCGTCTACGCCCTGCACATTCCCTCTTTGCGTAGCGCCAGCAGCCTGTTTTCCGGCCCTGCCGGACTTTTTTCCACCACTGGCCACCGACAGGCCACTCGCCTTTTTTGTCTTCACAATGAAGATGCGTCGACAAGTTATTGTCAGCACCGCGCCATGCGCACTCGACTGCTGCATCGCAACTGCCTTCAGCAACATGTCATCGTATGGCCGCGACATCGTATGCACTTCAATGGGCGAGCCGCTCCTTTGCAGCGCGACGAGCGAGTCGTAGATCTCGCCGATGCGGTTCTCGCTGCCGCTGTAGTCTCCAACGATCCAGGTCGAGAAGCTCGGCAGCCACGGTGCGAGCGCGCGCGGTGCAACAAGCCCCGCGGCCGCGTTCACGGACGTGCCAGCGAACGAGGTCAGCTCGCGCCTCGCTCGCGCACGCGTGTCCTCGGTGAACGCCTCGAACGCGCTAGGCGTGCCGATCAAGTTGAGGAAGTCGTCCGCGCTACGAATGTTCACCGCGCGACCCAGTAACGACACATCAGACGGTGGCTCATACGACACGATCGTCCCGGAAATAACCACCTCAGCGGGTTTCAAAAACGCGTGGTCGGCCACTTCGGCACCGGATTCGACCGGGTTCTCCGTGGTCTCCAGATCACTCGAGTGCAATTCGTCAGTGACTACATCGAGCGTGATCGTGCCGATCTGGGTGCGCAGCACCCGCTGCTCTGCCGCCATCGCCCCTCCTATTACGCGACAACCGTGCTCGCCGCGTTCTGGATCGCCGCACGGCTCTGTCGGTTAAGCATCGCTTCGATCTCGCGCGCGACCGCTCGCGGGTCGTCGCTCTGCATGTTGACGGTGGTGGTGTTTGTGACGTTCGCGTTCACCGTCTGGCTGCTAGTCGCCCCCGCTGGATCACCACCCGCCGGCACTGCGCCGTCGGCGGCGCCCTGGATCTGATACGGGATGGCGACGGCCGCACGCGCCGCATCCGCTATAGCCCCTCCAGCATCACCGGCACCGTTGACGTCGATAGCGCCACCACCAAACAGCCGCGCGACAACCCCAATGGTCTTCTCGATCATGGCGCCGAGGCTCGGGAAATAGCTCTTGATCCGATCGATCGTTCCCTTCACGAAATCGCCAATGCGCCCGAACGTGCCGATGAACAAGTCCGCGATCCGGTTCAGCATCCGATCGACGGCCGCGCCAGCAGTTGCGAAATCTCCCGTAAAGAACGCGAAGAACCAGTCGAGCAGGTCCGCCATCAACCCGAACGCCGTGCTGAACGCATCCCACATCTGGCCGAACACGGCACCAATCAATGCGACCGCCTGGCCGAACCCGAACCGCAGATGATCCCAGACCTCGCTGGCGATCTGCATTACCGTGTCGCCGTTGCGCCCCCACCAGCGCTCGATGTCGCGCAGAAACGCCGCAATCTCAGCTCGCACAACGGCAATGGGCTCACGCAGCATCTCCCAAAACTCCCCGAACTGAGCCTCGCCGCCGTCCAGGTAGGTCATGAAGTCGTCGATCAGTAGCAGCAATATGCCGACTGCGGCGACAAGCCAGAACACCGGGTTCGTTGCGAACGCGAGCAGGGCCGCTCGCTTGAACCAAGCGAGCGCCCCACCCACCACCAGTAACGCGACGCGCATACCTCCAATTCCGTCCGTCACGCGAGCGATGAACCGAAACAAATTCACGAGGACCTGGCCAGCCGTGTAAACGATCCTGACAAAGCGACTGATACCTTCCTGGATCAGCTCCCGGTTATTCCGCATTAGCTCTTTGAGGGCGGCGATCAGCGCCTTGAGCTGAGGGAGGATTCCAATGGCAATATCGGTTCGCAACGCTCCAAATCCAAACGAGATATCTGCGATCTGGTCCTTCCAAGCGCTAGCCGCATCGGCCTGTTCAGCCGTAGACACACCCCACGCGTTCGCCTCATCGAATAACGCCTGCAACTCACTGCGCGTCAGGCGTAGCGTCTGCACCATCGAAGCATCTGCGCCAATCTTCGATAGAAAAGCCATCTGTTCCGGCTTTGACAGCTTCGCCAGCTTGTCTTGCACATCTCCGAGCACATCGGAGAACTGGCGTACTGAGCCGTCCGCATTTCTCGCACGAAGGCCGTAATGCTCAAATGCCATCGCGCCACGGCCAACACCTGCAGCTGCTTCACCGATCACTCTCGACATACCTTGGATCGTCGACGTTGCCGCAGCAGCCGATGACCCTGTTTGCTCGGCCGCATAGCCCAGGAGTTGGATAAGCTCGACGCTCTCTCCTGTCTCGCGCGAGACCTGGTTCAGCGCGTCGAGGCCGTCCAGAGACTTCGCGAGCCACCCCGTCACGACGGCGGCCACGCCGGTAACCGCCGCCACCGCGCCGCTGGCTGCCTTAGCGACACCCGCCAACTGCTCGCGGAAGGCCTTCGCCTTGGTCACATCGGTCGTGACGCCGAGCTTCACCACGAATTCGTCTAGGGTCATCGCTTCCTATCCACCTTGGTTCCAGTTTCGTGCTCGCGCTGCGCCTGCACTTCGTCCCACGCCCGCATCGCCTCATGCATGTCGCAGAGGTCGGCCAGGGTATAAGTCGTGCGCAGTGCATGCAGCGTCACGCCACTGAAGCCTCGGGCAATGGGTCCCCAGATGAACCAGTCGATTCCGTCGCCTTCCCCACCCGGAGCCGTCCCATCACGCTCGTGATGAGACTGGAAAAGGCGCTTGCGCCGAAAAAATCGGCGTACTGGTATCTGATCCCGGCCATCAGCACCGGAATGAGGTGCCTGCGGTACTGGTTGAAATGCTCGTTAAACTTGTCGCGCACGCGATACGGCGGCCCGCCGTTCACCGACGCCGCAGTCGAGGCCCAAACTACCGCCTCCAACTGAACGACCTCTGGCCGGCCGAGATTCGACAGGATCGTCGAGACGCAAGCGGCCGCGATCGCGGTCGGGTCCACGTCCTCGGCCGAACCAAGCCTACCGGCTTGCATGCCTTGCAGCAGCACGCCAGCATTCTTCAGCGCTGACCATGCGCCGGCCGCGTCGGCCGGCGTCATCACGTAGCGCACGCCGTCCAATTCAATGTCATGTTGTTTGTCCATCAGTTACCGAGCCCCTTCTCCAGGTCCATGGTGAGTTTCTCGAACACCAGCACCCATTCGTTCGGGTTGTGGCTAGTGCCACGCGTATACTTCGGGCGGGTCGTGAAATAGCCCTTGCTGGCCGTCACTACGTCCTCGTTCAACAGGTCACGGATGTTCAGCTCGAGCGGCGTGAAGGTCTTCAGGTGGGTCTGCTGCTGGATGCGCAGCGCGTTCAGGAACTTATTGTTCACGCTGTGCTGCTTGATCTTCAGCGTCACCTTCCCGGAATCGTCGGCCGACGCCACGAAAATGCCCGTACCGTTGGCCCCCACCGTCATCGTGCCGGCGTCCGTGTTGTATTCGGCCTGGATCACGTCCCCGCCGTCCGACCAGTCGTCGATCGGCACGCCGTTGATCAGCACCGACACCTGTTTCGGGTCAAAACTAGCCATCTGTCAGGCTCCAATAAAAAACCCCGCCGAAGCGGGGCGCATGTTGCGTATCCGACTGATCACCGGTCGAAATTGACGATCACATCTACGCCGTGCACCGCGCCGCTCAGCTTGATCGCAGTCTGGATCGGCGGCGCCCTGCGCTTCTCGCGGTCGCTCGCGGACAGGTTGTCCACCGTGTCGCACCAGACGTAGAAGCCCTCGTCAAGGTAGTCGCCTGTCTCCAGGGTGCCGAACGCGTCGCCGTTCCACACACCCGGCGCGAACGCGCCGTTGCGCCGCCCCTCGCGGCAGACGCGTTCGACCGCCGCGACCAGCTGCGGCGTGCCGAAATCGGTAAGCGGTACCTTGGTCGGGCTGCGATAGAGCGTGGCGAACACCTCCTTCTGCACCGCATCGATGAACCAGTCGAGGATGTGGATTTCGTCGAAGAAACGCCCGCCGATCACCGTGCCCTCGGCGACCATCGCCACCTCGTCGAAGTAGGTGTAGAAATTCAGCCCGAGCCGGCGGCATTTGTTCGCCTCGGTCAGGCCCAGGTTGTCGGCCTCAACCGTCGGTAGCGTCTTGAACTTCATCGTCAGCGTGGAATTGTTCGCCGCGAAGTTGATCGACAGCCCGCGCGCGAGAAACGACAGGATCGCGTAAGGATCGGTCTTGTCGTAAGTGCCGACCGTCCGATAGTTGGTCTTGTCGAACAGGCGCTTGAACACGTTGCCCGGCACGAACTCGATGTGCTCCGGGTTCATGGTCGTCACCCCGAAGATCTTGCGCGGCGCCGCCTGCGTCCAATCGGCCACCTCCTGCAGTTCCCCGTCTGGCAACTGCGCGGCCACCGCCAGGGCATACCAGCCGGGTTGCCGATCTTGAATCGCCGCCGCGGCGTCGATCACGGATTCCGCCGGCAGCGACACGGCATCAGCGCCCGATACCAGCCGCGCCTGGCCATTCTCCAGCTTCATCATGCCGCCCAGGTACGCGCCGGCCTGTCCGTCGTCGGCCACGTATCGGAAAGCGGGGCCGGCACCGGCATCGGCTGCCGTGAAGGCGAAGCGGTTGCCGGCCTCGTCGAACGAGCACGACCAGGGCGCGTCGTCGCCGGCGGCCTCGTTGATCGCCGTCACCACGTCGTCGTAGGTCACCGCGCCCGTCAGGTTGAGCGGCCCCACCTGCATTGCGTCATCACCCAGCGTCACGGTCAGGTAACCAGCACTCATGGCATGGAAATCGGACACGGGTGCGGTCACGGGCGAGCCGATCAGCGCAGCAGCCGTCGCCGGCAGCGCTCGCTCCGTCTTGACCCATCGACCGATCATCAGCTCCTTCGGGCGCGGCTGCTGCGCCATGAACCGGCGCGTCGCGCGCGCCGTCTCCGAATTCGTGCCGAATGCGGCCTCGACGTCGGGCTGCTGGGTCGCGTAGATATACAGCGTGCTCGCGTCCGTGAACACGTTGCCGGCCTCCGGCGTAAGCAGCAGTGTCATGCCAAAGTCGCGCCGACTTGGGGCGCGGGGCTGCACGTTCAACTGGACATTTACAACATCATCAATTGGCAGCATTTACTGCTCCGTAATGGGTGGTTCGACGCTCGCGACCTCGATGCCGCGTTCTGTTCGAACTACCAGGCCAACACTCGCTATGCGCGGCTGAAAAACCTTCACGGTATGCGTATGCGTGAGCGTCGCAGTGAATCTCGCTCTTTCCTCGGTACCGCCGCCTATTGCGGCCGAGACATCAACAACCTTGGTGAGGCGCATGATTGCCGCGTGCATCCTGTTCTTGAGCGCCGACAACGCAGATGCGGACTCGAAGGCAATCTGCAGCTTCGATAACAGCGCATATGCATTCGTCCCATATGCCTCGAACTGCACATCGGTCATCAACGACCGCCTCAATATCTCTACCTCGCTCCTACCATCGAATTCGCGATGCGCGCTCCCGATTGGCGTGTCATCGCTCGCGCTGACCACGACAAACGGCTCGCCGTCCGTCCGCCCCGCACCCCAGCTCGGGCGCACGCTGCCGTCAGGTAACGATAAAAGCTCTCTCACGAGGTTTCGAAGTGGCTCGGTGTTCAGTTGCGAGCGCGTAGTGATAGCCATAGTCTGACCAGTTGGAATTGGCCGTGACGCGCCAACGCGCGCCGTGGTGCAGCACGAAGTCGCCGTCATTCAGCGAGCCGTCACAGAAGATAGAAATGGTTGGGAACTGCCGCTCGCCTTCCGGTAGGGTTTCGAGTTGTGCCTTGCTTGCCGGATGCACGACGCCAGTCACCCTGTGCGGAGTGTAGATTTCCACCCACTCGCCGGACGGCCCGTGCTCGCCCGCTGCACGCTCGATCGCAATCTCGTGTGCCCCGAGATCTGGATCGGTCACGACCTCACTGAGATCGAGCATCACGCACCTCCAACGTAGTGGACTGGATCAGATTTCCCTCATCGATTAGCGGTCGACTACTACCTTTGCGCGCGATTGTCTCTGGCTTGTTCGGTGCGAAGTTCCCTTTCCGCACCTCCGCCTGTACCGCGCCGACAGCGGCCACGCCACCCGCCTCGTAAGCAGCATCGACGGTCCCCTCGCCACGTGCGGCACACCGCAACCCGTTCGCAAGAACACCCTGTATATGCCTCTGGCCGTTTTCGATGCCCCGCTGGATGAATGGACGCGCTTCGAGCCCCTTCTCGGGATCGCCGAACGACAGGCGTGCGGCAAGCTGCGCGTTCGTGATACTGGAGCCGGGATGGAGCTCCGAGCCGGTCGCCGTCGGATAGCCGACGACAACCTCACGCTTCGTCGTCCGCTCGAGCATCGCGATCAATCGCTCGAGACCGGGGAAGTTGGATCCGCTCATACAACCAACCCTCCCGCACCAACGATCCGGCGCAGTTGCAGATACTCCTGGCCCCAAGTGGTCGCGGCTAACCATGCGTCGTCACCAACCATGATCGACGGCACGGCATAGCTGGCCTGGACCTCGCCTGCTTTCTTCGACGTTGCCGGCATCGAAGGTTTTCCGCGGGACCGCCCAGCGGCTCGTCCCGTTGCGAGGAAATGCATCACCAAGACGCATGCAGCGCGCTGGTAGAAATCGCCCCATCGTGTCCGATCAAAGTACGGCCGCGTATCCTCAATGGCCAGCTTGATTTCAACGTCATCAAACGGCGCCGACGCAGTCGCGAACCGCGTCCGCACGTCAGCCACGCGAAGGGCTGTTGAACGAGTTGCGCCACTCATGCTTTGCGCGTGACATCGTCGACGTAGAAAGCCGTCTTCGGGTATCGAAACTCAACACCGGAGTAACGGTACTCCCCATTCACCAACATCTCCAAACCGCGCTGCTCGGGCGCGTGAAACAAGATCGGCATGGGAATGTGGAACACGATGTTCTCTTTCGATTTCTCGTAGAACATCATGCGGCTTGTCTTACCCTTCCCGGCTGTCTCGAGATCTGCAGCTGCCCGAAACGTGATCTCGATGTTGCGTTCCGTCTTCGAGATATTGTTCTTCCGGATGTACTCGAGAATCGTTGTATCCGAATTTTCCGATCGAGGCGTGCTTGACAGATGCGCCAGCACCGTGCCGGGCATCGCGACGATATCGACGACGCTGTTACGCTTGGTCGTGGTCCAGACGTGGGCAATCTGGTCGTTGACGAATTTAAGCGCTTCAGCCGGTGTCGCCGTCAGCAAATTCACACCTGCGTTCGACTGGGGCACCACAGGGCAGTTGAACAGCCCCGTCAGTTCCTCTTCACCGTAGAGACCGACCTCATTCATATGCGAACGCCAGGCTTTCATGGCAGTTTCTTGGCGATCACCTTCGAGCGGCTGATTGAGTGCAGCCGCCGTGCGCAATTCCGCAAACGTGTACGCATAGCCGATTGCGCTGCCAACCACCGGCACAGACTTCTCACCGTAGAACACATCGACGCGCGGAATATCTCCGCCTTGACCGGAATGCCGTTTCCCCCGTCCAACGAAATCCTTCATGCGGTACGTAATACCCGTCACGTGCGGGCCGGCCTCCGTCGACACCGGGATCAGTGCCTCATAGTCGAGCGGCTCGCGCTTCTTCTCGTAGACCTGCGTTTCGAGGTATTCGAGTTGCGAGGTCAAGAATGCTAGGCCTGGCTCAGAATCAATCGCCAGTGCAGGCAGGCGGCGCAGCCCATCCAAAATGATTTTCCTGCGGTTCATTCGCTCTTCCCCTTCGACTTGGACGCCTCGGCCGGCGCAGTCAGGCCGGGCACGCGGTTGATGACGACGATACCGACCTGGCCTGGCTCGGTTTTTGTTTCCCACTCCGCGCCTGCGATTCGTGTTCCAAATCCCGCCGCAAGCACACCGCTGGTCGCAAACTTGACCGGATCGCGCGGGTTGCAGCCATCCGCGCACATCGCCCAGATGGGGCCGATCTGCATGGCCGGCAGCGTCGCGTCAGGCTTGTAGAACACTTCGCCTTCGAGGTTCGCTGTGAAAGTCACATGGCGCATCGAGATGCCGGCGAAGGTCGTTGCGCGAGCATCGCCGGGCAGTACGTATTCGCCTTCGACGTCGGTATTGCATACGGCAACGCCGAACTCGATCGGCTCACGACCACGGTTCGTGCCATTACGGACGGTTGCCGTGCCGTTATCGACGATGAGGCCTGGAATGCCGCGCTCGAACTGCGCCGGTGCGTAATCGCCAAGATTGATGCGATTCATAACGTTCGCTCCGATAGAGAGATGATTCGGGTCATGCACGGCCGTTCATGCGATCAATGAAGCTGCCCCGCGCCGTATCGGCCGTTTTCTGGCCGCCGCTGTCCTGAACCGTCTTCGACCGCGTGAGCGAATCGAGAACGGGATCGCGGTGATGAGCGGCATCGTTGGTGGTGGACGTAGCCGTGCCGATCGTCGCCGACAGCACGCCGAACGCCTGACGCAGCGCGCCATCCTCGGCCGCGTCGAGCGCCTTGCCGCCCAGCACCGCATCGACCACCGCCTTGTGGTCGCTGTACAGCGACTTGATCACTTCGCGGCGGTACTGCGCGCAGGTCTTGCCCTTGGCATCGACGGTCGGCGCGATGCGCTTGCCACCTTCGAGCATCGCCGACCAGTCGGCGACCATCGCGTCGCGCTGCGCCGGCGTCATGGCGTCCTTCTGCGCCTCCTCCAGCTCGTCTTCCAGCTTCTCGACCTCGTCTTCGAGCTCCTCGGCATCGCGCAGCGCGATCGCCTTGCTGCCGACCTTGATCTTGCGGTCCAGCATCGTGTTCAGGCTCCCGACCGCAGCGGTCGAATCGGCCAGCTTCTTGGTCAGATTGTTGACGGCCGCAGCCGCAGCCTCGTCGAGGCTGAAGGGGATGCCGTCGATCGTCATCGTGATCGGCATTGCTGTTGCTCCTGTGGATTGGGTAGGTTGGGAATCGCCGATGCGACACACCGGACCGCAACGACCACGACGCACGAGCGCCGTGTGATTGCCTCGAATTTCGCGCTGGAGGCCCTCATACGCCTCGCCTTCCGGCGTGAAACCAGGCGTCCAGTCGTAGATGGCGCTGTAGCCGCCTGACAGCTCCTCGCGCTCCTTCGTCTCGACTTGATCGATCGCGCCGGCGTCCATAACCCAGGCCTCGGCCCGCAGCAGATTCACTGCGCGATGTGGCCCACGCATCACGCCGACCGACAGAGCCCGCCAGTTGTCTGGCGTCACACCCTCGGGTGGGTGGTCGATAGTGATCGGCTGGCTGTCGAATGACGCCATTGCGTCTGGATGAAACACTTCCTCGGGCGGCCGGTAGATCCGCACCTGGCGCGTCGGGTCGCCGTCGAGCTCAAGCTCGTGCGCAAGGTAGATCTGGATGCCCGTGCGGGCGATGACCGCCGGCGCCACGAGATAGCCGTCGACCGTGCGCCGGCGCTCGCCCAGCGTCGCATCGAAGGTGTGCTGTATGCGTTTGCTCATGCCTCGTCGTCCAGTTTGAAGCGCGGCAGAGCCACGCAGCGGCAGTTCACGTCGTGTCCCGGGTGCCCTGTCTCGGCCGGCGGCGAATCCCACCGGAACACCTTGCCGTCGTTCTCTACATGGCTTTCTCGTACGCGCTCATCGCCGCTCGTCTGCCATTCGTATTCCTCGATCCCGATCGCGGTCTGCCGCGCCTCAGTGATCGCCGAGTTGAGCTTCGACGTCTGGTCCCGCGCGATCAGCTTCGCGCGCCGCTCGGTCACGCCAGTCTCGTGATGGATCGATTCAACGATCGAGGCGTACCGCTGGCCATGCTGGACCGACACCAGCACCTGTGTGGCAATGCGCTCGAAGTATTGCTGTGGTACCGACCTGATCAGCCGCACGTTGGTCACGGCCGCGGCCTCCAGCACACCACCGAGGTTCTGCATCTGGAGCGCTGCACGGATATCGACGCCGATTGCCGCGCTCACCGACGCGCGCAGCGCCTCCATGGCGCTCTCGTCGCAGATCTCGGTCATGCGGCGGGCCAGCAGCCGCGCACGGGCGGCAACCTGCGCCGCGACGCGTTCGGCGGCCGCATCGAGGGCGTCGTTCAGCGCACGCACGAAGGCGCTCGCCATATCGTCGGCCGTGTAGCTGTACTCGGCCTCGTTGCGCTGGAGCACCGGCAGCACATCGGCACGCACCGCCGCCGCGCACGCTGCCGTGATCGCCAGCAGCTGCGCCCGGTACCAGGTTTCAGCGCGCCGGTTGGGCCGGCTTGGTCGAACTCGCGATAGGCGACGCCGACGCACGCGGTTCGCGCGAGCCAGGTGCGCTAGGGTCATCTCCATCGGGTTCGTCCGGGTCGTCGAGCGGCTTGTTCAATTCCGCGGCCAGGTCGATGTCGCCGTCGGCAATCTGGTACGTGTCGTTCGCCTGCAAGCGGGTCATGATCTGGCGATCGAGCGGCAGACCGATATCGACCGCGTAAATCTTGTCCGTCTCCGCGCGCGTCTTCTCGGCGGCGGCCTGCTCGGCCTCGGACAGCTGCCAAAGCGGGTTGAACTCGATCACGAGGTCATCCAGGCGCCGGCCGAGCGCCGACATGGACATCACGTCATAGATCGTCTCGACCTGCGGCCGCAGCTCCTGCTCCTGGCGTGCCTTCAGGCCGTCGTAGTAGTTGCGCGTATCGCTTTCACCGGTCGAGTTTTGTCCCTTCGGCGCCTGGCCAAACAACCGGGTCGCCGGGATGTCCGCGGCGCCGGAAACTCGCTGCTGGAACATCGCACCGACGGCATCGATGCCCGAGAACGAAATGGCCTTCTGCTCGTACTGGTCGTTCTTGTCGAGCAGCGTCATGCCGATGAACGACTTCATCATCGCGACGAGCTCGAACCGCTTCTTGACCCGCTCGGTGCCCACGTCGGTGCCAAGCATTTCACGCAGGCCATCGACCTGAAGCACATTGACGATCGCCTCGAACATCATCGACGCCGTACTGCCGGCGACCGTCTCGTCGTTGCGCAGTTCGTCGTAGACAGCCTGGAGCACGCTGTCGTGCCAGTACTGGTTACGACGCAGCTCGTCCCACGGCAGCAACGAGCCATCGGCGAAGATGAGCCGGCTGCTGTGGATCGACTGGCTGGTATTGGCGACACGGAACCGCGTCGGCCGCCAGTAATCCGGCCGCTCGAGATCAATCTGCATTAGCAACGTGTCGGGTGACAGCTGCCAGCGGTCCAGCACCACCAAGCCGCGCAACGTCCCCTTGCGAATGCGATCGATGCGCAGCGGCTGCGCCGGGTCATCGCCGGCGATCGAGATATACAGCGCTGAGCCACCGTACAGCCGGCCCCACTTCAGGTTGTCACCAATGCGCGCGATCAACCCGTACCGCTTCTCGGCCTTCTCCAGCAGCGTCTTCGACGCCTCGTCCTCAGTCTCCAGCCGCAGCCACTCGCGCGTCATGTCCTCGGCCAGTGCATCGACGATCTTCCGTGCGAGCCAGTTGTGGCGGTACATCACCGTCAGTTCCTCGCGATCGATGATGTCGCCGCGCCGAAACTTGCTGTGCGTGCGCTTGTCGCGTGAGGTCATCATGCCGGCCACGAGATTGGACAGCGCATCGCCCGTGCGCACGCGCATGGTGCGTCGTGTGAACGGCAGCCTCAATTTCTCGAACATTCGTCAATTCCATGCGCTCCAGTCGGAGGCGTTCGCCAGCATGTCGGTGGTCGCATCGACCAACGGGTCGATCTGGTCATCGTGCGCGTGGGTATCGTCGGCCGTGAAGGCGTTCAGCTCGTTCACGAAGTCGAGCACCCACGGCGCACTCTCGGGAATCAGCGCAAGGCCGGCGGCCCAGTAGCTGTTGACGTCCATCACGCGCCGCAGCTTGTCCGTGTCGCGCGGCAGCGGCCGCACCGGGATTAGCCCGTGCTTCCGGATGTCCTGGATCAGGCCCGTACCGCTCGCCTTGTCCTCGATCACCATCTCGCGCACCGGGCCGCTCGTGCGGTGGTCGTAGGGGTTGTGCTTCGCCCAGAAATCGAGCGCCTGCTGGCGCAGGTCCGGCGCCTCCCACTTCCCTCGGATCTGGTCGAGCAGGTAGATATGGCCGTCGTCGCCGGCGCCCCAGCACTGGAACACCGAGTAGTCGTTGCGCTCGGTCGTCTTCTGCGCCGTGTCGGCGAAAATCTTCCGGTACAGCAGGCGGGGCAGCACCGTGTAGCGCGGGAACCATGCGCCTTTGATGATCCCGCCGCCCAACGGCGACGGGCGCTGCATGTACTGGCCCGAGTGCACGTAGGGCGCGACGCGCTCCATTTCCAGTTGGTCGGCCAGCGGTTCCTTGTACGGCCAGTAGCTGAAACGCCCATCCTCATCCTTCTCGGACGGCCCAACGAGCGCACGCACGTGCTCCGGCAACGCTGCGACATACTCATCGGTGATCAGCGCCGGGATCTCGACGAACTCCCATTCGCCCGGTAGGTTGCCAGCTCGAATAAACCCGGTCGGATCTTCCTCGGCTAAGCGCTGCATGATCACGATGATCGGCGTGTCAGGGTTCGCCTTCCGGCTCTTGACCGTGGACAGCAGTTTCCGGTTCGCCTTATCGCGGTATGTCTTGCTATACGCGTCCTCGACCTTCAGCGGGTCGTCGATGACGATGGCGCCCTGCCAGCCCTCAGCCATATGCCCGGCACGAAAGCCTGTGATCTGGCCGGCGAGCGAGACTGCGTAGACTCCGCCCGCCTTCTTTCCGTTGACAACGACGTTCCAACGCTTCTTCGACTTCGTGTCGGCCGCGATCGCGTACGGCCACTTTTCCTGATACTCGTCCGACTCGACGACCTCGCGTGCCGTCTCGCTGTTGAGCAGCGCAAGGTCATCGGAATACGAGATGTGCAGAAACCGAGCCCACGGATTCAACGCGAGACCGCGCGCGATCAGGTTGATCACTACCATCTCGGTCTTCGAGGATCCGGGCGACACATTGACGACGACGTTCTTCGTCGCGCCGTCGATGACACGCTGAATCACGTCCGCGATCAACACGTGGTGCCAGTTGACGCGGAATTTGATGCCTTGGCGGTGCTTGAAGAAATACCGTGTGAAGAACAGGTGATCCGTCTCGCACAACTGCTTCGCTACCTCGCGCTCGACGGCCGGATGCACGTGATCAGTAATCCCGCTGGAGCTTCTCGAGCGCGGCTTTGACTTTCCGTTCATCCACGATGTGCGTCCTTTGTACGACCGGACCTCCGTCCTGCCCGGTCAACTCTACCGATTGCGGGGATTCTTTCCATCTACCGCGGGTCTTCAGCCAGAAGATCATGCTTGCCACGTTGCCGCTGGCGGCTTTTTTGAACAGCGCCTGCGCAATCCTGGTATTCGCCTTCACAAGCCCTTCTGTCAGCTCTCGGCGGAAGTGCTTCCGCAGCGTCGGCGTCGAGATCGGCTTGCCGTTCGCATCGAGAACGAGCATCACCATGTCCTCTTGCGGAATGCCGAACGCAGCGAGCTGCTCAACGAGTGCTCGCTGCGCGGCTGTCGATTTGAAACTCGGTCGTGCCATAGCTAAAGGGGCTTGCTTCGAGGTGCGCTCCGCGTACAGTCGCAGCCACTCATCAGGAGCCCGTTATGAAGACGAAAATATCGGTAGTTCGCGAGCACATGGCCGCCGACCGCTGGCAAGAGGCAATCCGAATTGCGGCACGCTTTCCTCAGCTCGGCGCCGAGCGCACCGCAATTCTAGATGCGCACGGTGCCTACACGAACCCGCACTTCTTGGTGCAGCTCGGCAAGGATGTCGAGACGCTGAAGCAGGCCGGCCAGCGCGCGCTCGTCGTGAAGTACGGTGCTTAATCCTCTTCGCTGTTTCCGTCTCCACCCTCATCAGGCATCGCTACATCGACCTCGCCGCAGGCCTCTGCGGCCGCGCGAGGGTCACCTTTTACGAAGATCAACACGTTCTGGTGCGTCTTCCCGATCTTCCGAGTCACCGGAAACGATCGACCAACACGAGTAGGAAGCGAGCCGGCCTGCGTCACAAGAATCGCCTCGTTGTAGTAATGCAGGCCGGCGTCGCGAAAGGCATCGATCGTGTCCGCAACGAAGTTGCGGTAGATGCCTTTCCGGTCTCTGACTTCCCCGACCACGAAACAAGCAAATCGATCCTGGCGCAGCCGCGCTACAGCCGCCGCAATCACGGCGCGATAGCCCGCGAGGAAGTCGGGGTAAGCCATGTTTGAGAGGTCGGCGGGATCATCGCTATACACCTCCAGGTCGGCGTAGGGCGGGCACGAGAACACGAGATCCGCCTCCACGGTACCGATATGCCCCCCGAGTTCGCGACTGTCGCCGACGTGCCAACTAGGCGTTGGGCAATCGTCCGGACCAATTGCTTCCCATTGAGCGCGGTTGGCATCCACTTGCTCAGCACGCAGGTCACAACCGACGTAGGGCCGGCCGAGCATCGCGGCAACCACCCCGCGCACTGAGCCGCCCGCAAACGGATCGAGAACCACGCCAGCGCCTGGGCAAAACCATCGATAGACAATCTCGCATAGCACCGGATCGAAAATGCTGGTCGAGCCCTGTACGCGCGTGGCCGGGTTCGCCGCATAGAACTCGTCCCACGTCACATCGCGCCCAACCAAGACCGCGTACGCGTTCTTCGCCGCGTACACGGCAGGCGGCTGCGCCGAGCTCGAGAACGTCAGATTGCTGTCACGCCCCGTCTCGGATTCCAGCCCCAACGCAATCCATGATTGCTTCCTATCCTGCCACCAGCCATCCCTGGCGTTGAACACCGAAAACGGTGCGATCAGGAAACGCTCCAGCAGCGACTTTCGCCGCTCCGTGAGTGCCGGCCCGTCCTCCTGGCCATCAAGCAAGGTACCTAACTCGACCGGCTCGAAGCCGAGCAAATCCACATCGAAACCCTCATCGCGCAGCTCGGCCACCTCCAGCCGAAGCAGCTCGTCATCCCATCCAGCGAGCAGCGCGAGCTGGTTATCGGCGACGACGAACGCCCGGAACTGCGCATCGGTCCAGCCGGATGCGTCGAGCACAGGAGCCTCACCATCGGGAAATGGCTCAGCGCCACGCGAACGGCCGGGCGGCGGATACAGACGCTTACCGGCGCCGTAGAGCATGCGGATCGCAGCGAGAGTGCCATGTCCCTTCGCGATCACGCCATCGCGCACGACGATCGCGCCGACCATGCCGAATTCCTCGATGCTGGCGGCAATCTGCGCGACCTGACGCTCCGAATGCGTGCGAGCGTTGCGCGCATACGGGATGAAGCTATCGATCGAGCGTCTGGAAATTTGCATAACTCGACTTTTTGATAATCAAAAAAAACAGCCGCAACCGCGAACTGCTGCACCACTGAAAGCAAAAAACCCGTCGATAGCTCAACGGACCCCCATAGGTTGAACCGCGCAACGGTCGATATACCCCGGTGCCCTGCGATGCGCAGCCATTCGTCGGGAGAATCTGCCACCTGCTCTACGCGACTGCTATGAATAACCGATGGTGTCGCCACTAGGTGTTAATCGTCGGCGTCTGGCTGCAACTTCGCACCTTCGATTCGGGTGACCACCGCCATCCAAGCGACCACGCCGAGCGCAGGTGCGATCAGGCGCCCCCGTTCGATCCACCGAACAACAGAGAGAACAGTTACGGATATGCCAGCATTTCAATGCCACTGACACCCAGTGTTAATTTCCAAGGAAAATTTAATTAAAATCAATGACTTATAACATCATACCAATCATCCATACTATTTTACAATTAGTGACCGTTAGTTTGCAGTTGTTTTCATTTGAAATTAGCCGCCTCATGCAATATCTCGACACGGGCTCGACAGTCGAGTCCGGACCACACGTAAAAGGAGTCAGCAATGGCTAAAACGAGAAATGTTGTCAAGAACTTGAGGTGGGAGACTGCGAAGCGGGAGCGCAAGTGCCACACCAACTCGAAGCATACGATTGAGGCAGGCGAAAATCATCTTGCAGAGTATGACGACGCCGGCAATAGGCAGAACATCTGCAAAGAGTGCGCACAGAAAGTCTTGGCCGTCGCCGAGAAGCACATCTGCGACCTGAAGAAGAATCTTCCGTAACACCGCCCGCCCGTCGAATATCAAATTCAAATCGAAATTCGACAGACACTGAAACTACGCATGCAATTTATTGAGGGGTATAAAAATGGCAGAATTTATGACGCGAGTCGAACTTCACCACGAGCAAAGCGGCGACTACACAAGGCTTCACGAACAAATGGCAGCGCGAGGGTTTTCACGATACCTTTTCGTGTCGGGACAAAAATCCCATATGCCAGATGCCACCTACTTCCTGACCAGCATCAATTTAGTACCGCGACAAGTCTACGAGCTTGCGCGAGAGGCCACGAACGCCATTGGAAGAGAAGCAGGAATCGTCGTTGCACAGACAGCATATGCCCAGACATGGGCAGGCGGATTATATCCTGCGCAATAACAAAAAGCCCGCTAGGTTTTTCTCAGCGGGCTTTTTATATTTTTGGCCGAAAATTAAGGCTTGAAATCATCCTCGGGCGGAGTAGACACATTTTTGGCAAGCGCAGCCTCTACTATTTCAATCGCATCAGTCAATACCTCAGCAGCCTTTGCGATTGCCGCAAACTCGTCTGAAGAAAACCCGTACCGCCCTGGTCGCGAAGCCTGCCGCATTATAGAGGCCAGCATCTCACGCGCTGCCCCGGGAGAAATACTCCGATTGGTCACCTGCTGCGCAATGATTTCGATGAACTCAATGAAGGCTTTTGCTGCATGCTTCAAGATTGGACTGCTGGGCATTTTTGCTCTCGGGTAGAGCGCCGGTGGACATAAAGTATTCCGCGCAACACCGGCTTTTTGTTTGGTCGCACGTACGACGTGTATCGAATATAGTGGATTATTGTGCGCCGCATGCACATGCGTCAAGCCACTTCGCGCTCGCTCAGCAACCCCGCGACTGTGAGCTTGCGCTCGATCACCTGCCACGCTGCCTGAGAGACGCCGACTACCTCGCCCTTCCGGTCCCCTTCGATCCAGAGGCGAACTGCCGCATTCTGCTTGCTGACCGTGTTCCGATGTGCGCCGCAGTCTTCCGCGATCTGAGTCAGGTCGCACTTCACACCGAACAGTCGCTCGATGAGCGCGCGCCTGACACGGTAATGCGAGAAGCCGTTCGCATATGCCGCCGAAGCCTCGGTGAGCCACGAAATCGCCGCTTGCCATTCGATGTTCGGACGCCGGCCTGAGCAGCAGGCGTTGCCGCACGAGCATGGTAGATCGTGCGGCGCGGCACGAGCGACGACAACCGACAGATGCAGGTCGGGCAGCTTCCAGAGTTCATTCCGGATCATGCCTGCCTGGCCAGCGCCATCCAACCCGACGAGGCCCATGCCTCCACCGGACGATTCTCCGCGCAATCGCTTCGCCATCAGCGTTTCGCCGTACTGCTGCGACGAGTAGCAGAGCGCGAAACGAACCGCGTCGAACGCAGCCTTGAAAACGATTTCACTCACCGCATTCCTCGCGTCGTCATTGCCAGTGCTCGTTGCGTTTCCAGCCGTCGTGCATAGCCCGTCAGGTGGCTCTTGAAGTCCGGCCGAACCCGAGTATCGATGTGGGTACCCGGTGCCCGGCTCGTGCCAGCCAGCGAATACGTGCGGCCTCGATGCGTCGAGTGGCTATCGAGGCGCGCGAGTGCAGCGTCGGTCGCCAGCAGCGTCCGAACCGATGAAATCGGCTGCTTGAGCCGCTCGGCCAAGCCGCTCGCCGTGTACCGAACACCCGGCGTCATGATCGCGAGGATCGCGTTCACGGTCAGTTTCACGTGGGTTTTCTTCAACACACTCCCTCCTATGCTCGCTGCAAATTCAATTCAACTGCTTCGACACGTACGGCTGGCGCACGCACGTAGCGCTTCGACACCCAACAATCGATGACCTGGCTGTCGTCAGCGAACACCACGCCGTTCATGCCGTCTTCGATCGCCTTCACCACGTTCGACCAGTCGGGCTTCTTCGTCGCGCCGATCAGGCCGGCAGCCGCGGCGACCTGGCGCTTCTGCGACCAGCTCGCCGGGATGGCCATGCCGATGTTCACGACGAGGCGCACCGGTCCGTCAAACGGCGCCAATCCGCGCATCGCCGTACCGGCGGCGATCTTCACGAGGTTCTCGTAGCGCTCCGTCGCCTCCGGCGTGTGCGTTCGCGCGTGGCCGCCCTGACGCGAAAATCGCGGACGCCCTTTCGCGATTGGCTTGCCTGGCACGACGAACTCGACGCGGCGAGCAACTGGCGAGGACGCGATCAGGGGTTGCTGTGTCATCGCTCGCCCTCCAGCATCCTTCCGACCGAGATCGGTCCGGCCGCGTTGCGAACTGCGCGGTTTTGGTCGTTCCACCAAGGGCCATCGCCTGCCGCATTGAGCACGCGCAGCTTGAAATCCGGGCAGGTCTCGTGCTCGCCCTGCTCGAGGCCGAGCGTGCGGCCTTGATCGACGATGCCCGCCCAGGACGTGTGCCAAGGGCCAGCCCTGCCAGGCTCGGGTCCAGGACTGCTGCGGCCGGTGCGTGCGGCGATCGCATCGGGCAGCAACGCGCTGAGCAAACCGACGTTGATCGGCTGACCAGACCTCTCGCCTTGTCGCCGAACCTGCGCAACGCCAATCGCGTTTCGCAGGTCGTCGGGTGTCGCGCCAAGCTTCCGCCAGCCAAGCAAGCGCTCGTCGCCGTCGGCGAAGGCCACTCCACTCGATCGCAAAATTTCGCCGAACGCGGCAGCGGCAGTCGGCCTTGCGCGCGCTACTGCCTGTGCTGTGCCGCCGCCGCTTAGGTTTACCTTTCTATCTCTATCTCTCTTGCGATCGCAGGCCGAATCGGGTGGCGAATCGGGTGGCGAATCGGGTGGCGAATCGGGTGGCGAATCGGGTGGCGAATCGGGTGGCGAATCGGGTGGCGATGATCCAGGTGATCGGGGGGCGATCGGATCGGGATCGCCGGTTGAGTCGGCCACGATCCCTTTCACCTGCTTCTTGCGAAGCCATTCCGATTGGGGGGCGACAGCCTTCAACAGCCCTGCCGCCTCGACTACCTGCGCGCACACGGCGTCAGTGTCGACCTCGATGCCCCAACGCTTGGCGTTGCCGACAGAACCCGACAGGCTGCTCGTGAGCTTTGACAGCCATGCTTCCAGCGCCTTCTCGGCGGTCACCGGGTGATACAGCCGCCCATCAGAGCACTTCACCCATCCGCGCAACGCGTGGTCCTTCACGCGTTTCCAGCTCTTGGCTTGCGACAGATATCCAAGCATGCGGTCATCCGCAGGCAAGCTGGCTGCCGGAATCTGATGCCAGCTTTCCAGCCACAGCGTGATCGCCGCGGCTCGCTCATCGCCGTTGCCAAGGATCCAGGTCTCCGACGTCAGCAAACGCTTCACCTCGATTGGCATGAACTGATAGTCGCGGAGGTTGCAGTTCGCAGGGGTAAGAGGATTCGGGAAAGAAGTCATACAAACCTCGATGTCAAGTTGATACGCCGAGGGGGCAAGAAGGCGTCGCGATGCAGAAATGGGCCTTCTCCCGCACGAGCGAAGCAGATGCGCAGCAGCGCCAACACCGTGTTACGATCCTAAAAAAAGTCGAAACGGGGAAAGCATGAAAAGACATAGGAATATTTCGCGCATTGTCGTTTTTGTCACTGCGTTCACGGCATTTTTCGTTGGTCGAATATCGAATGATTTTTTCGACAAACTTTTTTCTTGGCCTCACGCGCCAGACTGGATAGATCTGGATGCTACTGGCATCGTTGTCAATGGGCTCGTCGCATTGGGTACATTTATCGCTGCATGGGTAGCACTTTGGGCCACCCAGTCCGAACGGCGAAGACGAGAGCAAGCAGACAGCATTGCAGGTAGCTTGGCTGCGGCCAACGCGGTCGACACGCTGAGGAATCTTCTCTATCGTGTGGAGCATGCACTTCGCATAAGTGACATTGTGTACTCCGAACGATTTATAACCGCCCAAAGAATAAGGGTCGCCCTTCGAGATTCTAAGTTTCTTGACGACGACACCGTCCGAGGCATGACACCACTGGACCAGGACTGCGCGATTCAAATAGCGAGCGCCCAAGGACGTATTCGTCTTGCGATGCAATACATGGACATGTTTCCTCCAAGCGCAAACGCTGAAGATGGCGACCATTTGCTTGCGAGAATTACAGATGCTCTCCTTGTCGCGAAAACGTTGCTCGCAAACTCGATCAAGATCTGTGATACGGCAATCACGACAATTCCAGCAATTTACGAGTCTGCCATGATCTTGAAAGCCGCTCGTGTTGACGCAAAGGTCAATGCGCCTGCCCACCATCATCAAACTCCAACCGCAGATTCGAGCGATAGTGCCACCGCAGCCGGCCGAACGCAGAACAGCGGTCACCAGAACTGAAACGTCTTCCCACACTCGGCCAGCAGAAGCGTGCCCACAATATCGGCAATCGCTTGCGCTGTTGTCGATGTAGCGCCAGATCATCGCGCTAACGCACGACATCGTCTTGCGAAAGTCCTTCGTAGTGCCGCTCGAACCATTGCAAAATCCGAAGCTATAGCAGACATGGTTCATGCCCCGGCCCTCCGCCGGATAGAGACCGGCCCTCGTGCTACGATCCTTCCAAAATTGAAAATGGGGGAAGCATGAAGCGAGCATGGGACTACGCGGAACTGGCGTTCGTCTGGCTGTTTATCGGAATTGGCTTCTTCGTTCTTGCAGCCATCTGGAAAGTCGCCGCTCATGCGGCAGGCTCTACAAAAGATTTCTGGGATGTCACGACTGCGATCGGAACATGCGGCGCGGTTGTCGTCGCATTGTGGAGCTCCACAATTGATCGACGTTCTCGTGCGCGAGAGCGCGCAGTCGTCGCCGAAGAACGCAAAATTGCGGCACAACTGACAGCAGCAGGTGCTGCTCCGAGATTGAGTACCGCGCGATCGAAGACACAGAGCGCAACTATCGGAATTGACTCTATACTCAGTGAAATTAGCAGAGAAGGTATCACAACAAAAATCATCCAAGAAATAGACTTTAAAATAAATGAAATTCAGCCAATTCTGGATGGAATCTCTTTCTGCACATTTGAAGAAATAAGAAGCATGTCTGCGCTGCCAAATAATTGTGCAATGCAAATCGAAGCAGCTCAAGGCCGAATAACAGGCATCAAAGCAAATCTTGCAGAAATACGGCTTCACTACATCGCTATTAAGAATGGCATCAAAGAAATAAAAATCTCCGAAGACAACGTTGACTTCTTCACCAACAATCAAGACGATGTTGCAGATCTCGTCCAACTCAACAACGACCAAATAGACGCATTGGTTAGCATTGCTGGACTCACCATTGAGCTCACACTCAAGGACGTCTTTGATCAGCTGGAAGAATCGGACATTCTTTTTGAGAGTGCACATACAACCTGTGCCAACCACTGCAAAACAATTGACAGCATGCTTTTTAACGCAAGGATAGCTAAACTTTAGAGCAGAACTGTATTTTTCACCCCCCGACCGAGAGAAAAACATACATAATCGGGCATTTAATCGCATATAAAAACACTCTTTTTAATAACGACCGCCGTCATGTGTAGGCTCTGTAACGTGACTGTGCTTGCAACGTCGCTACCACGAGGTACGTCTCAACACTCCTCATCGGATACCGCACTCGCCTGCTCCCCGTCGCGCGCACTCGCATGCGGCGCCGACCTTGCACAGCGTCGCCACTGCATCCAGATAAGGCCGACTCACGAGCGCATACCCAGCGACATCGATCGCCTTGTCGATCTCGCCGATCAAGACACCGCGCTGCCCGCTCAAAAATCGGCTGACTTCGGACGCATCCCAGCCGATCAGCTCGGCAGCACGCTTGCGCTCCGGTCCAGTCAACACAGCCCGTAACGCCTGCTCGATGTTTGGTCTTGCCATGACTCGCAACCCTCTTCTGAAGTTGTTGAGTGCTGTTGCTACCTAGTGCGAATATGATGTGCTCACGGCCGAGCACGTCGTGATAGGCCAAAAACGACCGCCATGTGAGAATCGAACCATCTCGCTTCATCAACCCACACATAATGGAACCTGCATGACCGTTCAAAAACACAATGTCGGAATTTCGTTTACGTATGAAGCAGGCCGCACGCTGAAAGACAGCTCGATTCAATGGCATTACCACGAGCCCGGTACCCCTTTCCCGGAAGTTGGGGACTACGTGAAGGTCCGGACAGGTCACGGCGAAGAATCGTTCGTGGTCGTAGAGCGCCACTTCTCTTACGAAGCCTATGGCAACGTATTCCGGCTCGTTGTCGACCTTCCCAAGAAGCCGTAAGGCGTGCGGGACGCTGAGCGCGAGGGTCATGAACTCGACCTAGCTTGCCGCGGCACAACAGAGCTGCCGTAGTTCCTAGAACCCTGCATGGCCGTCGCCTCAGCCCCCATGTGTTTCTGAACACCGGCAGAGTGAAACAGATCTGGGCGTGCAAGTCGGAGGAACTGCATGCGAGGCTTAGGGATGCCATTGCGTCGCCACTGCGACACCGCGCCCGGATCGATGTCAAAAATGTTTGCGACGACCGATGTACCGCCCAAATTGTCGATGAGCTGGCAAGCGTCTAGATTACGAGAGTGTGGTTCCATGCCGATAAATTTAAGCCAACTTAAATTTAAAAGTCAAGTTAACTCAAATTTTCTTGTTTAAGCTGCCTTAAATGAAACCTCTCACATCTTTCATGGACCGGTTGCTTCACGCGATCTCAGTTCGCGAGGGCGAGCTTGGGACACGGATCCTTAAGAAGGATCTTGCGAAGGCCGCCAAGGTCTCATCGTCGGCAGTCACCCTTTGGTACTCAGGGAGCACTGAGCAACTGAAGGCAGAGTCGCTCTTCGGGCTGGCTCGCTATTTGAAAGTGCGACCAGAATGGCTGCGAGATAACGCAGGGGCGATGCGCGACGGGACCTTAGCTACAGAAGCCGCTGATCCAAACGAAACAACCATCTCCTCCTCCGCGCAAGCAGCCATTGACGCGATTCGAGACGCTGACTTCGCGGGTGTACCTGAAGAAGTCTTTTGGGCAATCCAGGCGCTGGTCACTTCAATTCCTCGACCAGAAAAGAAGGTGAAAGACGGCCGTCAGCCGCACCTGCAAGCGTGAGCGACATTGCGAGCACCATCGTGTCCAAGATCAATCGGCTCGAGAGCGGCGTCGTACGAAAGCATCCGGTGAGCTGCTGTCAGGCGGCTGCGATCCTTTGTCAAAGTCACGCCTGGTTCGCCTAGCAAAGTCACGTTCCACTCCGTCGATGAATGTTGGGCCCCGACCACGACGAGCCGCCCCACAAGGGATTGATTCCACGCATGCTTGATTCGTGCCAAGTCACCTGACTTGCAACGCAATACTGCTCTATTCCGCTCCATCCGGCGCATCCCCGCTCACATAGATCTCGATCAAATGCTGTATATTTATACAGTATTTGGTGATATTCCCCCCTTACTTTCAACCATGCTTCCTCGGCCTTTGAAGGCGGTCGAGTGTCACATGCACGCGTGGACAATTGAGTAAACTTAAATTTGTTGACTGTGTAATTTAAGTTTGCTTAAATCCATCCATCGCGAAGCACGTCCTTTGCGCTGCCGCCTCAGCGGTTCGCTCTCTAACAATCGAAGTTCTGCCGGGACCGTGGAAGCGGAGCAACCGGCCGGCGTGATCAGCGCCGTGAGTCAGGACGGCCGCTGCGAATAATCGCAGCGGAACGCAAGACCCGGATGAACCTGACGCAAGACAGCCTGCAAGACGTGTTCGATGGCGTCGTAATCGACACAAACCTCGCGTGACCCGGAGCCGGCCGACCGGGAGTAGCCGGGCATGCGAGTCCTCAGCTTTCACCCGTAGTGCTTTGGCCTATCGAGGCATCACGTGTAAGCGCTACCTCAACTCTGCAGCCTTCCATCTCGATCAAAATTTTAATAAGGATTCCTTTCATATACCACGTTACGGAGGTAACCATGCTGTCTCTGAACCTTTCTCACGGCAACATTCATCAGCTCCCAATTCGTGCCGACTCACACTACGATGCCCTCCAGGCAAAAGCCGATGAAGCAGAGTTTGCGCGCAACGAGCGCAACGACCGTATTGACGATGCCCTGACGTTCGACGCATATGACGTATCGCCCGAGGCCGGCGCGTTGATCGACGCCGCCTTGTGCGGTGGTCGCATTGAAGATCTGTATGTCGTGTTCGACACCTTGCGAGCGGCACGCACTGCGACGCTTCGCAGGCTCATCGCTGAAGCCGATCACGAGGAAGCACGGGAGGTTGTACGGCGTGGCACCTTCCCCCAGTGGAGGAGGATCTGAGCCATGGATTCGCTTCAAACTTTGTTCAGGTCATGGTGGCATACGGCACGAACAGCCGGGGGGACAACGGGAGACAAGCCCGACGTGAAACGCTTCCCCGCTACACGGTGTTCGCAATGCGGCGCCGATCTCGGCCCCGGAGACGCGGGTCTGAGCCACTGCAGCGACCACATCGAGGTTGAAAAGCGGGGCGAGCAATGACTGTCAATTTCGCCATCGTCTGCGCTGCATGGGCGCTCGCCACAATCAGCTTGATCCGGCACAACCGACGCTTATCGCAGGGATTACGCGCCAGCTTCGTGATTCCGTTCTGCCTCAGTGTTGCGTTTTTGCTTGCGCTATATGCGTATGTCGGCGCGAGCGATGACGCCGATGGGCTGCGCCCATCGGCAGCAGAACTCGACGCATGGAGTTCCACATGAGCCGAACTCGACATACCTCCCGACTTGCTGCGTATGGCGCTATCGTCTGCGTGGAAACCGAAGGCGTCACGGGCAACCTCGTCGCCGACTGCTCGATGCTTCCGAACGGCTCGCAGAAGGCGCAGCAGCTCGCTGCTGCTGGCGACCTCGCCGCAGCCTTGCGCCTCGTCGCGGCGACAGTCGTTCTTCCCACCGGCATCAGAGCAATTGCCGACGCGGCTCTCGCGAAAGCCGGCTGGGGCGAATCTACGAAGCTCAGTACAACACGGAGCTCGTGATGCGAACCGGACACGACAACGCCCTGCTCCACATAGCCAGACGGCAAGCAGCCTCACGCTACATCAAGCGCGGGCGCATCTGGGCGGCCGCGTGCGGCATGGCCATCGGCCTACTCTGGTACGGCAGCGCTCACCTCGCCGCCTATCTTCAAGCCGTCGCATGACGCGCAACGGCTATCCGGACGGCGCCATTGCCTGGAGCCGGTCCAGTTTATCAGGAGTGACCACACCTCATGAAGAACATCGACACAAAGCCCGTCGAATCCTCGCAGGTCCACAGCATCGGCTACGACGCAGAAACCGAGACGCTGGCGGTCCGCTTCAAGGACCGTCGCAACGGCTCACCGACGTCGCTGTACCACTACTCAAAATTCACGCACTCGAACTTCAATGCCCTGCATAGGGCCGCCTCGATCGGCGCCTACCTGCACCGACACATCAAGCCATTCCCGGAGCGGTTTCCCTACACCTGCATCGAAACGATGCCAGATGTGCCAGCGGTCGACGAGGTGCCTGGTACGTGAGCGAACAACCTGTCGCGCTTTGCCGGTGCGGTTGCGGCCAACCAACCCGGCTCGCGCCGATAAGTGATCGCTCGAAGGGATGAATCAAGGGCCGACCACTGAAATTCCTAAAGGGACACTGCATCGGCAGGGCTACTGCAGCGAAGACCGCGGCGGCGACCGGCAATCGCTCACTCAGCAGCCACGGCTACGTCACCGTCCGTGTCGCGGCGAACACACGACGCTACGAGCATGTGCTGGTCGCCGAAGAGGCTCTCGGTCGCCCACTTCGAAATCTCGGTCGCGGGCATCCTCAGACGGAAATAGTGCATCACGTCAACGGCGTGAGAACCGACAACCGTCCCGTCAACCTGCTCGTGTGCACCCACGAGTACCACGTCGCCCTGCACCACCGCTTGGCGAATTCTCCCGCCTGGCCGGAATTCGCTCCGGTCTCCCGGCCCGGTTTTGGAGTTGAACGATGATTACCCCATCCATATATCGTGTTCGCGCATCCGCGTGGGCAAGCCTGTTCGACTGCGCCTACCGATTTGAAGGGATTCATCTTCTCGGCATGCGCAATGTGGTTGGGCTGCGGGCCGCGCTGGGCACCGCAATCCACGCAGGCACGGCCGTCTTCGACCAGAGCGCGCTCGACGGCTCTGGCCTGACCATCGATGACGCGGCCGGCGCGTTCGTCGACAAGCTGCGCGATCCCGACAACGAGTACGACCCGACGCGCGACGACCTCAGCCTGTCGGAGGCCGAGCGCATCGGGCTTTCGCTCACCACGAAATACTGCCTCGAGGTTGCGCCACGCTACGACTTCATCGCCGTCGAGATGGAAACGAAGCCGCTCGACATCGACTGCGGCGGCGGCATCACGATCCGCCTGACTGGCACGATGGACCGGGCGCGCGTGCGCCGCACGGCGTTGGGCCCGGGCATCGCCGACCTGAAGAGCGGCTCGACCGCGGTGCAGAAAGGCGTAGCCGTCACGAAGGGGCACGGCCCGCAGACCGGCACCTACGAGATGCTCTACGAGCACACGACCGGGGAGCTGATCGCCGACACCGCCGAGATCATCGGCCTGAAAACGAAGGGCAAGCCCGAGATCGCCACCGCGCCGGTGAAGAACGCCAAGCGCGTGATGATCGGCACCGAGGACGAGCCCGGCCTCATCGAATTCGCGGCCGACATGTTCCGTACCGGCCGCTTTTACCCCAACCCGAAATCTCTGCTATGCGGCGCGAAGTACTGCCCGCGGCACGGCGTCTGCAAATTCCACGAGTAACGAGGCTCCCCATGAATGCACCCGCACAACTGAACGAAGTGAAAGCGGCCGGCGGCGTGCCGGCGTTGATGCCGGACCAGGCCGTCGACATGTTCACAGAGCGCGGCTTCGTCCTGGCCAACCGCATTGCCAAGGCTTACGCCAGCAGCGATGCCGTTCCGGCGCAGTTCCGCTCGCACAACCTGAAGAAAGCAAACGGCGAAGAAATCTGGGTCGAGAACCCGTCGGCGATTGGAAACTGCCTCGTCGCGATCGAGGTGGCGCGCGCGGTGCGCATGTCGATCACCGCAGTCATGCAGAACGCCGACATGATCGAGGGCAAGCTGCGGTGGTCGGGGAAGTTCGTGATCGCCGCGATCAACGCGTCAGGCCGCTTCACGCCGCTGCGCTTCCAGATGATCAATCGTGGCCTGATCAAGGCCAAGTACAAGGAGAAAACAGGCTGGAATCAGCAGACTCGCAAGCCCATCTTCGAGGAGCGCGAGGTCGAAGTCGACGACATCGAGTGCATCGCCTGGGCCCTTCCGAAGGGCACTCCCGAGCTGCGACTCGCACCGGATCAGGTCCGTCAATACGCCGGCCGCATGCTCGACCTCTACCGCGACATCGGCATGCCCGTGATCGAATCCGCGCCGGTCAGCATGCGCATGGTCGTGGAGGAAGGCTGGTTTGGGAAGTCGGGCTCGAAGTGGCAGACCGGGCTGCGCACGCTGATGTTCCAGTACCGCGCCGGCAGCTTCTTCGGCAACATCCACGCACCCGACATCGTCATGGGCATGGGCCGAACGTCCGAGGAAGAGGCCGATATCGTCGATGTCCACCCCGATGGCTCGTTCACCGTGCAGACCACCGCGCTAGATAATCTGCGCGGCACGCCAGCGCAGCCCGCAGAAGAGGTACGCCGCACCGCAGCGCCCACCGTATCGACGCAGGCGGATGCACCGCTATCCGAGGGCGGTGCCAACGGCGCCGAAGAGCCACTGGCCGACAGTGGTCATGGCGCCGTCGCCGACACCGGCCAACAAGGCGGCTTCGGCTTTGACGTCAAAGGCCTTGTGCGCGGTATCCGCGAAGACATCGACGAAGCGAATACGCCCGAAGACCTCGACCTCGCACGTAGCGCAATCAGTGCTGTGCATGATGAAGTCGCAAAAGCAGAGCTGAATGCCCTCGCCGCGGCACGTATGCGCTCTATGACGGATGACGCAGAGCGAGCTTCTGTAGCCAGGCGAAAAAACGCCTCGGCCTCATCTTCCGCCGGCCGCCGGTCTCGTACACCGATCAACGCGGAATAACCGTCAGCGCACTCGAACCCAAGGAATCTGACTATGAACCAGCAGCCCGATTCGAAGAACATCCTCAATATGACCGCGGCGACGATCGGAAAAGACCTCCTTTCCTCCGTCGTTCTCGAGCTCAAGATGCTGCCCGACGTCTGGGTCAAACTCTCCGAAGGAAAACAAAACGACATCATCGACCGAGCACGCAAGCGCGTCGAGAACGCCGTGAAGATGGCAACGCACCTGATCGCGAGCGACGGCCGCGTCGTCGTTCAAGGCGATCTGGACCAGATCACCATCAAAGATGGCGTCAAAGCGGTTGTGAAGTTCAGCGGCGCCTCGCCGAACCTCCACGAGCTCTACGAAGCCAGCGGAAAGTCCGTTCTGGTTGTCGTCGCCAACCCGGCCGACCATACCGGCGGCATGAACGAGGTGCGCGGCGAATCGGACCAACGCGGGCTGAATCTGGGCGGCGAGTACACGGCCGAGGACGGAGACGGCATGGACGGCCCGACCATCGGGGGCGCCGGCGATATCGTGGACGCGGAGTTCCGAGAAGTGACGCCGCTGCTCGGTGACGGACCAACCCAAGCACAGCTTGACGAGCAGTTCCAGGCCGGCAACGACGCGGCCAAGGATGGCAAACCGGAAAGCGAATGCCCTGTGATGGCTGGTGAACTATGCATCTCTTGGATCAAGGGATGGAAAGCTTGGCACGAGCAAGCAGCAAACTTGGACGAGCTATATCCGGACGCCGAGGCCTTCGTCATCGCTGAGCAACGCGTGTCGGCGTCTCTCCTCCGCAAGGAATTCAAGATTGGCCAGGATCGCGCAACACGGCTGGTTGAGCAGCTCGAAGCAAACGGGGTTATCGGCCCTGCCGACGCCCACGGCCAACGTGCTGTGCTGAAGCCACGCGACGAAGGAGAACCAGAATGAAACTCACCGGAATATACGTGCAGAACGTTCTCGGCCTGCGCTCGGCCGATATCCTGCTCGCGCGGCCCGTGGCATTGTTTGCCGGCCCGAACGGCTCAGGAAAAAGCAGTTTGCAGGAAGCCGTGCGCATGGCGCTCACTGGCGACACTGTTCGAGTGTCGCTGAAAAAGGAGTACAGCCGACTCGTCACCGAGGGTGCCGACTCCGGCCAGATCTTGGTCGAGGCCGGCAGCCTATCCAACAGCCTCGTACTACCCGCCGGCAAGCCGAAGCGCGAAATTGCCGAGGATCCGCGCCTGCCATTGGTACTCGACGCCCAGCGCTTCGCGCACCTGTCGGCCCCCGAGCGCCGCGCCTTTCTGTACGATCTGATGGGCGTCAAGATCGGCCTGGACGAGATGCGCACCCGGCTGCTCGACAAGCTCGGGCTGTACGGCAGGACGGTACCGCCAGCGGCCGCCGCGCGGCTCGCGACCATCACGCCGATGCTGCGCGCCGGCTTCGAGGCAGCCCAGAAGGAGGCGGGCGACCGAGCGCGCGGCGCGAAGCAGGCCTGGCGGGCCGCCACCGGCGAAACCTACGGCAGCCAGAAAGGCGCGACCTGGCGCCCGGAGGTGGTTCCGTTCGACGAGGCGGCGCTGCGCAAGAGCGCCGGAGATCGCGCTTCGCTGGAGGACCAGATCGGCGAGTTGCAGCGGCAGATGGGCGCGGCGGACGCGGCGGATACCGCGGCGCGCGCGCGGGCGACCAAGATCGCCGACCTGCGCAACCGCGCCAACGGCTATGCCAAGGCGGCCGAGCTGCTCCAGCGTGCCGAGGCGCAAGTGGCCGAGTTCTTGCCGAAGGTCGAGGCGCTGCGCACCCGCGCCGGCGTGGCGCCGGCCGGCACGGAATGCTCGTGCCCCGAGTGCGGCGCCCTGCTCCGCTATCTGAACGGCGTGCTGTCGGCTGCGTCGGCCGCCGGCTCGCGCGACGACGATGCCGCCGCCAGCCTGCCCGAATACGAGCAGGGCCTGAAGACGTTACAGAACGCGGTGGCGAGCCGCAAGCGCGACCTCGACGCAGCCAACACCGCCGCGACGCAACTGCGCGCGCTGGAGGAAGACGTCGATGACTCGGACCAGGCCGCCACGCGCGAGAATGCCGACGCGGCGCGCGCCGAGCTGGCCGCCCTGCTGGAGCGGCGCAAGCAGCTCGACACCGACATCGGGACGATGCGTGAGATCGAGCGGCGCGCCGCCGGCGCGGCAGATCTGGCGAAGAACGCGGCCGCGCTGCACGACGACGTCGTCGCCTACGACGCGATCGGCAACGCGCTGGCACCCGACGGCATCCCGGCTGATTTGCTGCGCGAGGCACTGACGCCGGTCAACGAGCAGTTGACCGACCTGGCCACCATGTCCGAGTGGATAGATGTCACGATTACGCCCGAAATGGAGATCCTAGCCGGGGGCCGTTCATACGCACTGCTGTCGGAATCCGAGCGCTGGCGAGTCGACGCGCTTATCTCTGCGGCAATCGCGCACTTCAGCGGACTGAAGTTGCTCGTGCTAGATCGCGCCGACGTGGTCATCGGTCCAGAGCGCGACCGCTTGCTCTACTGGTTGGATGATCTTGCGCAGGACGGTTTTATTGAGACGGCGCTAGTGTTCATGAGCCTGAAGTCCCCACCCAGAGTTCTTCCGGGCAACATTGAGACGTTTTGGGTAGAAGACGGTTACATCGCTGCGGCCGCGCAGCATCTACACCAGGAGGTTGCATGAACAAGCGCATTGAAGAGCACCTTGCGGCAGTGGAAAGCCCTACAGCAAAGGCACTTGGTGCAGTCGGATCCGATCGGACAGACCTGTGGAAGACTCAAGTCGAGATGACAGGCGAAGATGCATCCGAACAGGAAAGACACACCGCAGCAGACGTCAGCATTTCAGCGCTGCTTGCTCGAATCGAGCATCTCACGGCCGAACGAGATGTAGCGCGTAGAACGGCGGACGATTGGCAAAGCGCAGCTACATACCTTGAAAAACGCGTTGGTCAGCTAACCATGCAGCCGACCAATGCGCGGCTACCAATCTTCATGACACTCGGCCACAACACGCCACCAGCGCTGCACGACTCACTCGAAAAAGCTAAGCGGCGCGGTGCATTGCTTGTCCGCACTGAAAAAGAGTCAGAAGTTCTGGTACTCGAGCCCGTCGGCCGTATCGTGCGTGGCAGTGAATGGTGTCCTCGATAGAGCAAAGCATCATGCTTTAATCCGCTTGAAAAAGCCGACAGCCTATGCTCTGAGTTTGTTGACAGATCGATCACATACTTCAGTTGCGCACATCAAGTGTCTATGTGCTGTGCCAAGATAAATCGCAAGTTTTGCCGAAAATTCTCGACGTGCCTCGCTGTTTGAGGCATTGTCGGAACCGAAGAATCCATTTATTTTTAGCGACACCAAATGCAGATGATCTCGAGCCGAGGCCAAATTGACGGCACACTGTGCTCCCAATGGAATCAGTGCGATTTCCTCATCTGATGACCATCTCCGCAGCAATTTGACACGGTCTCCTAGGGTTTCCAAGCGAAATGGGTTGTAGTCAAACCGCGCCATCTGATCGAATTCAGCCACAACTTCAGCAAGCTCATCAAGATTCTCTCTAAGTCGAAATGCCATGCCGCTCGCGGTAATCATAGCCGCTTGGAGTTCATCCCGCTTTCTTTTCAAATCCTGTTGGAAAGCGATCCAGAGTGCTCCAAAGATCGCCGCAATCGACCCAATAGCTTGCATCCAACTTGCCATAAGAGTTGCGTCATATGGCTTTGTGCCCATAGAAGTAGCACAAAAATCAGCGACCATGAACACCACTACAATAATCGCCATTACACCCAGCACACGCCCCAAGTAACTCATTCCCCCCCGTAGTTGTGAATGAATCGTAGCACTCCCCCTTTATCGCCGCACAGAATCATTTGCCCTCGGATGTGCGCCGCGCTTCGGTGGCGGCTTGTCTGGCGCCACGCTTTTTAAATTCTCTACTTACCAACCAAACTTTGGAGAATGGCCTGTGACGAATCACGAAAAGGTGCGCACACGAAGCGGAGATGACGTGGACCTGGCTCCCCAAGAGAAGGCCGTCGGAAGCGAGGCCGAAACTGCGCCCGTCGTCGTCATTGCTGATGTCGGAAAAGACAGCAATACCACTCCCAAGCCCATGGCAGAACGCACCGCAGCAGGTGGTCGCACACCCGATTATCAAATCGCTCACTGTTGGGTAGACACCGAAACTCGACGGCCTACCGTTGCCGACGCTGACTCCTGCGGCAACGTGCTTGCGTGGCATTGCGAAGGCTACGCCACAACAGTCGGAATCGAGTTCATCACGTCTGCGTTCATCGAATACACGCATTGGCAAACCCTCGACGCAGGCCCAGATGCGTTTCCTAAACCCTTCCGCCGCACAGCTGGCATTGACATCGAACAGATGCTCCGCGATTGCGTCCCAGGCGGTCATAGCGTCGATCCTCAAATCGTCTGCGACAGCATCCGCGCATGGTTTGACGACCACTCAGAAGCCGTAGCGCGCTAGCTCACCATCGCTTGGCGAGAACGATTCACCTGAAAGGAGAAGTAAATGGCGAAGAATTCAAAAGACGCATACGGCGCGAAGGGCAAGGGAAACCTGCTTGACTTCGATCCGGATGACCTGACACTCGTCGTGGACGAGTCACATCCCCTCTACGACGAGCGCGTCCACTGGCCGCTCGATGAGGCAATGGTGCGCAACATCGATTTCCAAGGTGTGCTTCAGCCGATCGAGGTCTCGAAGAACCCGGAAACCGGTGCCACCGAAGTGGTAACCGGGCGCCAGCGTGAAGAATTGCCGAGAGGCGAATCGCCGACGCCGCGAGCGCGGGGAGCCGCCCCGGTTGATCCCGGGCTTTGTACGCCGGATTCCACCCAAAGACCGCAACAAGAAACTGTCAGCTGCTATTGCAAGCGAGAACGTCATTCGGCAGCAGGAAACCGCGATGTCGCGTGCGGCGAAGATGGCGCGCAACCTTGAGTACTACAACGAGGCTGAAGTAGCGACGCTCTTCGGTTGTTCAGTGCAGGCCGTCCGCGATTCTCTCAACCTGCTGGAATGCTGTGCCGACGTTCAAAATGCCATTGAAGCCGATCAGATCAACCTGACACACGCTAAGGCATTGGTGAAATTGCAACCGGCTGAGCAGCGGGTGAAGGTGAAGGAACTGATCGTAGCCGGCGACGGCGTGAAGGGCCACGCGAAGGCTCGCGCGCAGCGTGCTGTACTCGACGATGGCTCACCGCGGATGCGCTCGAAAAAAGTCATCCAGGCGGAGCTAGCCCAAGCATCCGGCGACCGTGCTGCCGCCCTGCGCTGGGTGCTTGGGCTGGAGTAGTACCAGCGAACGCCGCCTCTTGGCACAGTCCAGAACCCTACGAACAACATGTTGGTCGGCTCGCAGGAAATAGCAACAGCAACCAAGTAAGCTGGTTTCGTCCGGATAAGTTGGGTCGCATGCGGTGCGGCGTGCTGCCGACCTTGGACTCGAAGTGGCTCACGGCACTGGCTTAACCGAATTGCTATTGCATTTTCACTGGGACTAGCGACGAGGGATTTGCTAGCCCGACTTCTCCGATACAATTTCCCTCGATTACGCGCAGTCGAACCAATCGCACCGGCCCGACCTCGACGATTTTCAGGGTTTGAGCCCGAACGCCTGTAGTGGGCTGACAAGCAGCCGGCGGTCCCAACCGGACAGGCAAATCTATATTTTCTTGATCCACATAGAGCCCTCCTTCGCTCTGAAATTCAACATAATTCGAAGGCGAGGCGAACACTGAGCAAGAAATCAAAGAGGCATAGACCTTAAAAATCAACGATGAAAGCTTTCGCACAAGAACCTCGCAGTAAATTTAAATTATAAAAATATAAATTTTAGCCGACATTATTTTGAATTTTACAAATCCTCAACTTCAAAACTCGATCAGTTGTCGCGAAACCTAAGCCTCCAGGAGACACTATTGAAGTTCCATCATCGTAAATTTCAAGGTATGCCTTGCCTGCAGGAATCGAATCGAACGTAGAAGCGATAGAATCTTGAATTTTCGCATGATAAACCGTATGCGACCTGGGGTAATCAGCAGTTTTATCTGGAGGAGGCGCAAGTGGATCCGGCTGCATTGCAGGAAAATTCATTTGGCGATCGTAATAAATAGAAGACCATGTATACACCGGAGAATTATTGACGAATGTTGTGTCCATCGAATCTCCAATAACCGGTATCGTTCCCATAATTAACCTCACAAGGCCATTATCCGGATTGGACAACCCACCCGAGTATGGCAAAAGTCGATTCAACGCCTTCGTTGACTCAGCAGAATACATTTGAAGACTTGGATCAAACGAAGCTCCGGAACTGTTTTTCATATAATTAACCGAAAGTCCCGACGTACAAAGAAATGACGTAGCAAAAATTCCCACGCATCGAGGAGATGGGATGAACATTGCATCCGCTTCGGTTCCGCCCCATCCGCCCGCGATGGAGACCCTTCCCTTTATCAGCCAATCGTACGTTCCATCGGGCTCCTCAATCTGCTGCAGATTCTTTGTTATGAGCTCCTTAATTTTCGCTTCAGATGGAAGAGCTTTATTCATGTAGGTCTTTAAAAACAAATGACCAGATATGTCCGATGAATTGAATGGTATGGAAAAATTTGAAGGCAACACGTTACCCGCGATCATCCTGAGAGCGCCAATAACGACATCAGAGTCGGAGGTCAAGTAGTCTCCGGCTCCTTGGACGGAACCAGCCGGCGTTGCCACTCCGACGACTTTAATATTGTTCGGCTTAATTCCCGAAGTGGCAACAGCCGACCTATACACAGCATTTGAGTACAGATTACCTTGCGAATGAGAAACAATTAAAACCCGATTCCCATCATCAAGCACTGAATGCACCACTTGTTGCGTTTGTGTGATTGAGTTCGAATCAGCATACCCTGTCGTCTTGACGATATCCGCATTGATTCGACTCGCATTGTCCGAATTTACTTGACTGACAGCTTGCTGCGCCGAAGCAAAGAGAGAGGGGTCAATTCCTGTTCCAACACCGATTATCGCTCTAGCGATAATCTCCCAATTCAAATTTGGATTCTCCGACAACTTTTGCCTATACACGCGCAACAGATCGTCGATAATACCTCCTGTTTGGTTGCGTAAATTTCCATACGAAACAGGGACGCCGTTATACTGCCCACCCACTTCAAGATTTATGAATGATACAGCATCATCCATGTCATCCACAGTATTCAAAACACCATTACTGAAATAAATAATATATGGAGACTTGCATTTATTATTTTCAGCAGCCTCGGAATTCACCAAAATCGCCATTACAGAAATTAAAAAAATAATTACTTTCCGCATGGATCCCCCTGAGGACGCACCGTAACCCGATTTGATTGCAGATCAACAGCCTTCCAATAGGCCTTAAACCGCGCCTCGGTGTTTATAGCCATTGCCAAAATTACCCCCTTCTCTTCGTATCTATCAGGCCCCAGTTGTTGAAACAAGCACGCATTGACTCTACTAATTTGATCGGCTTGATATATAGCAGCCTCTCGCGTTGAGCCGCGCTCAATAAAATCCTGTTGAGCAACGGCATATTTAATAAACGAATCCCTAAGCGTCGGATCTTTATATTTTTCGTCGATGTATTTCAAAATGTCGTTCCTGACATTATACGAATTACTTACATACCCTCTCAAAGTATTGCTAAAATCGGTACTATATCCTTCACCAGTAACCCTCAGTTGCTCTCTGTTAGCAGAAGCCACAACGCCTTGCGTGGTGTCCGACCCGGATTTCACGCCGGCCTGCGGTTGCGTACTACTCGACGAGTCCTCATCACTAGGGCCCGCCAATACCCCGTTGCTGCGAAGGAACAAGAATCCAGATATCGACACAATTGCCGAAATCGCCCCTATTAACATCAACAATTTGGCTTTTTTCACTTCCCCCTCCTTTTTATAACTGCGAAAGCACGTTATCAGATATTCATAAAAATGAAAATATTTTGTATACTGCTGATTCTGACAGGTGACAACGGCACCAATCTCAGTTTCCGATCACCCTTTGACCTTTAGATCAACTGGAGCGCTTGGCACCCTTCTCCGCATCTGATCGAACCAATAGGGAACAATCGTCTTGAGTCAAGCGTGCTTGATTTAAGCCACGGAACACGACATCTGGAGTATGAAATGGCAAAACAATCGACCTTCGAGATCTCGGCCATCAGTTACAAGGGACTGAGCGTGACAACTGGCTCAGGTGAGCCGGCCCACCTTGCCGTGCTCGACTTGAATGGCAATGTGATAGATGCAAGCCCGGAAGTTGCTCATGCCGCGTTTGACGCGGCGGTGCGCTCATATCGCAACTTCTTGATTGGTGCTGGCCATCTTAAAGTCTTGACAAAGCCACAAGCTAAGCAATCGCAGTGATCAATGCCGTAGTAGATCAAGTCCATGATCTAGCAGCTAGGCCAAGCCTGAACGGTACCCACGAACGCCGCGTAACTTTTGAGATGCGATGAACAGCTGAAAATCCGGGCGGATTACGACATGAATGCGTAGAATGTGCCCCCGATTGAGAGGCATCGCTACGACGCACATAGGCATACAGAATCTGGGGGGAAATTATGGTCACTATCTCAACATCAGACGACACGCTGACTGAGCAGGGGCGACGGTTGCTGCGTTTCTTAGTCGGCAGGCTATCCAAGGTCCGATCGGATGACCCTCGGACCTTTGTGGGCTACAAAGAAATCCACGACGCGTTGGGCCTCCAGCAGGAAGGGCAAAGCTTTGGCGACAGTTTGAAGCATCAAGGCCTAACCTCTCTTGCCAATTGGACGGCAAGCACTGGTAAACCCGGAATCACAGGGCTAATTATCGATAAAGTTACGTTGATGCCAGGCCAAGGCTACTTCAAATTGTTCGGCCGGACGCCCGAAGATTTCAGGTGGTGGTTCTCAGAAATCGAGAAATCCACCACGTATCCCTGGGAAGACTTCCTAGGCAGTAGCGACGGCCTCCCTGAAGAAAACAGTGGCGAGGCCTGGAGCAGAGAAGAGCTTTCCGCATCGGTAAAGGCCTATCTTGAAATGCAACTGCTCGATCGAAACGGCGCGCCCTTCAAGAAGCAGACGTATTACAGCGAGCTAGGCACCCGGTTCGGCAGAACTACAAAGTCGTTTGAGTACCGCATGCAGAACATCTCTTACGTCCTCGCACTCATGGGACGGGATTGGTTGACCGGGTTGAAGCCGGCCAAGAACGTCGGAGCGAACGTAGCAGCCCAGATTGAGGAAATGATCGCGGAGTTCGAAGGTCGGACGATCACTCCAGTGGCAGCATTCGAGATCGCTGTTCGAGAAAACGTCAGCAAGAAGGATCTAGCTCTGCCGCGTGGCAATGAGAGACCTACAACATTCACTGCTTCAGTCACGCAGTACCAGCGCGACGCCATAGTGAAAGCGTGGGTCTTGAGAGAAGCGGACGGCATTTGTGAGTGCTGCCATCAAGAGGCGCCGTTCACAGGCCCGGATGGCCGCCCGTATCTTGAAGTTCACCATGTGAAAAAACTTGCTGAACAAGGAGCCGACAGTATCGACAACGCTGTAGCTGTCTGCCCCAATTGCCACCGAGAGCTTCACTACGGACAAAGCGCAAAAACGTTAGCGGATGATCTCTATGGAAAAATTCCGCGCCTGAGGCGTAGCTAGCATCTTCCGGGCACCATCGACGTCTGCCACAGCCGCGTGGATGGTGCCCTCGGATTCGGCTCGATGAGCCGTATAGTCCCCCGGTTTACTTTGCGCTGCCCTGGGGCAGCCGAGGGATACGAACCCTACTTTCGGGGTATGGGACATCGGGAATCTGTGGGGGGTGTGGCGGCAAAAGCGAGAGTTTACAGCGATTTAGGGTTGCGGGAGGGGAAAACACACCTGGTGAGTAAAAGCAACATGCTGTCTCCCGACAGTACACCAGCAAGTTACCGTTGCCCCACCACATTTGCATCAGCGCAGCAGGGGGCACATAGCTCATCCGCAAAGAGGCTCGACTACACCGGAAGAGTGGTCAATTCGAGAGGCACCGGCAAGCAGACAGATCAAACACCAAACACCTCGAAATTTGAAGATAAATTCCGCCACCGACCGTCCGCTTTATTCAAAAAACATCAACCATAGCATATTTCATTAACCCCCAAATTCCGCGTCGCAGCATAACAAAAAATTACCACCCACGAGCAACATCAATTAATATATTTCACAAAAAATCAAAAAATAGAGAGCAGCATGCAATCATGACCAGCCTTTTGGGAGCTTCCTCAATGTCAAAAGAGTTGCAGATGGTGGAAGATCGCGCCTTGTCACCGAACCAGGAAGCCGTTCTATTCGAAGCATTGAAGAAGATTTATCCTGCCGGTTTCGAGGAACAACCTCAGGCGGAAGAAACTTTCGAAGTCGAAATTCACACTCGCTCTTATTGGTTCAGAAAGCGCTACATCCCCTGGATCGGAAGCTTCACAAGTTTAAAAAATCAAAAAATTCTTGAAATTGGCGCCGGAACCGGGACCTCAGCCATCCCTCTTGCCGAGCAAGGCGCGTACGTTTTCTCGATCGATATCAACGCTGCGGGATTGGAAGTCGCCCGAATCAGGTCTAGATTACACGGGCTGGATCACTTAACCGACTTCAATCTGGGGAACGCCGAGGAAGTTGGCGAGACATTCAAGGGCAAACAGTTCGACATGGTCGTCTACTTCGCCTCGCTCGAGCACATGACCTACTCCGAGCGGATCCAGACTTTGCAAGCAGCGTGGCTGCTGTTGAGCCCCGGGGGGCACTTGGTCGTCGTCGACACCCCGAATCGCCTTTGGTATTTCGATGAACATACGTCGTTCACCAATTTTTTTCATTGGCTTCCAAACGATGTGGCCATCGACTATGCGAAACATACAGGAAGGGAAGGCTTCAATAAGGAGTTCGACGTCGCCGTCTCGGATGCAGACGTTCGTCTCGCACGCTGGGGCCGCGGCATAAGCATTCACGATTTTCAGATCGCCATCGGGCCAGTCGAATCCTGTCCGGTCGAACAGTTATGGACATCGGGCGAATGGGACTATCGCAGGGGCACGCAGCCTGAGTGGGCGACTTGGCAGGCGGCGACCTTGTCCGGTAGATACCATGCATTGATGCAGGAAATCTGTCCACAACTGCCTTCGGCATGGCTCGAGTCGGAAATCGCGATTGCACTGCGAAAACCGATGCGTTGA